GGTCGTAGTCTATGCCCAGACTGGTGTAAAGCTCGCTAAGCTTTATGGTCCTGCCATCATTCTCGGCACCCTGTCCATCACCAGCATTTTGGCATCCAACAATATTCTTCGCAAGCGCAATGTTGCTCTTGGCGCTGCTTATGCCGCAATCGATAAGAGCTTCAAGGAATATCGTGGTCGAGTTATTGAGCGTTTCGGCGAGCAGGTCGATACCGAACTGAAGTACGGCATTAAGGCGAAGAAGTTCGAGGAAATCGAAGTTGACCCTGAGACCGGCAAGGAGAAGAAGGTTAAGAAGACTGTGATGGTCGCCGATCCTAATCTCCAGAGCGACTATGCTGTATATTTCGACAGCAAGAGCCGCAACTATGAAACCAATCCCGATTACAATCGTATGTTTCTCAAGGCACAGCAGGCATTTGCAAATGACAAGCTTCAGACCCGTGGCCACCTCTTCCTGAACGAGGTTCTGGACGATCTGGATCTTCCTCGTACTCCTGCTGGTCAGATTGTCGGTTGGACAAAGGATGGTCCGGACGGCTATGTCAATTTCCGCATTGTTGAGGTAGAGCGTGAGACCGAAGACGGTCGTCATGAGCCGGCGCTTCTGCTCGACTTCAATGTTGAGGGTAACATCTGGGAAAAGATGTAATCAGCCACCTTCAGACTTGGACTGGGGGTGATATTTTAATGTAAAGGAGTTTTAGCAATGCACATCAAACCACGAGCGATAGCTACCGTTCTCTGCATGATATTTTTCATCGGTTTTGCGGTATGCGGTGTTGTTCGCTCTACAGATAAAGAAACATCGGAGATTAAGCAATCCTATCCAGTTCTTGCAGAGGCAGAGCCGGTGATAATGGCGGATCTTCTGATGGAGTCTCCCAATTTGGCACCAGAGGTTGAGAAAGAGCCGAACTATCCTCTTACACAAGAGGAAATCGAATTGATAGCACTTGTAACCATGGGCGAAGCTGAAAGAGAAACGGAATTGGGGAAGCGCTTGGTTATCGATACCATTCTTAACCGTATCGACCATCCGTATTTCCCGGATACTGTGTATGATGTCATTTACCAACCTAATCAATTCAGCGTGATGTGGAATAGCAGAATTGAACGCTGTTATGTCATGCCTGAAATTGTTGAATTGGTAAAAGAAGAGCTTCTGGAACGGACGAACTATGAATGTGTATTTTTCATGGCTGGAGAATACAGCAAATACGGTGAGCCGTTGTTTCAGGAGTGCTGCCATTACTTTTCAAGCTATGACTGAAAGGAGAACATAAAATGAAAGCTTTGTTTTCGTACATTCTTTCCACTATGGCGGGACTCTGCCTTGTAGGAGGCATTGCAGTTCTCTCCGGTGGAAAGGAGTAAATGATGGATATTTTAGATGATTTTATCTCAACCGTTGACGCCATGCTGGATAGCCGGCGCAAAAGACATATTACTGGCGGGATTCTTCTGAGCGCAGCATTGCTGTTCGGAGGTCTCGCCATTACTGTTGTCACAATTCAAACTGACGAGGAGGAATATGAAGATGAGTAAAACCAGTTTTGCCATGTTTATGGCTGGAGCCACAGTAGGCGCCGCAGCAGCATGGCTTTGTCTTAAACGGTATTACGAGCAGATCGCACAGGAAGAGATTGATTCTGTGAAAGCGGCATTTGCCGAAAGAAAGTCCGTAAACACCAATATTGCCAAGAGCGAAAAGAGCAATGAAAAGCAGGAAGAGAATCAGCATAAGGCAGATATCGCCAAGCTGAAACCTGACCTGGTGAATTATGCTGCTAAGCTTCAGGAAGAGGGCTATACCAATTACACGGAGCACAGCAAGAAAAATACTGAAGAAAAAAAGGATGAGCCTATGCCCAATGAACCTTATGTCATCTCTCCGGATAATTACGGTGAGAATGACAATTACACGCAGATCAGTTTGGTCTATTATGCCGGTGACGAAGTCCTTGCTGATGACGAAGACGAAGTCGTCGAGGATATTGCAGAAACTGTTGGTGAGGACTTTGCTGAACATTTTGGAGAGTATGAGGACGATTCGGTCTTTATTCGTAATGACCGTCTGAGATGTGATTACGAGATTCTCAGAGACAATCGCTCTTTTGCTGATGTTGCCGAAGGCTCCAACTACTAATAGGAGGGCCGAATGACTGAGATTGAGCTGAACAATGAATATTTTGAGTGGATGTGTCAGCTCGTATGCAATGAACGATATAGCCGGAGGCTGTCTTATCAGAAGCTTCTCCGCCATCTGCACAATATTGATTTTCAATATATGCTGCCTATGGATGGAAATCGAGCTGAAGATGGGATAGACCTCCGGTATCGTTTTGGCTATGAAAAAGAATACGAGGGTCCTATGATTGCCAGTTATCTGGACAACCGCCCTTGCAGTGTATTGGAGATGCTTATTGCCTTGGCGTTTCGTTGCGAGGAACACATTATGACCGACCCGGATATTGGCAATCGCATGGGACAGTGGTTCTGGAACATGATTGTCAGCCTGGGTCTTGGTTCAATGAGTGATTCTCGATTTGATGCGGCGTATACGGACGATGTAATATCTCGATTTATGAACCGCAAATACAAACGAAATGGTGAAGGCGGTTTGTTTACCGTCGAACGCTGCAAGTATGACATGAGAACTGTCGAAATCTGGTGGCAGATGAATTGGTATTTGGACAGCATCCTATGAAGGAGAATTATCATGATTCATACGCAAGTGTACGGGTTTTTTCAGACATGCTTACCCGACCAGGCAAAGGAGGTAAAAGAATACTTCCCAAATGGTAAAAACAGCATTCGAATTCGCAAAACCAACGGACAGGAATTTATATTTTCGTTGAGAGAGCCGAAGGCTTGGAAGTTTGAAACGATCGATCAATTTCTTGTCGACATGAAAGGAGAAAAGAAACATGGATGAAATGATTCGTTATATTTTCGGAAGTCTTCGCTGCTCCGAAACTGCGATGCGTGTGTTTGCTAAGACACTCAGAAAACAGAGGTCTTTCAATCGCAGCACCGTCATGGTCGCCACGGTTATGACTGTGCACTTGCTTATCCAGGACTTGGAGATTCGCAGTATGCGTGACGAGATCGGGAACCTTAAAAACGAAATTAAGGAGCTTAGAAAAACGGAAGGAGACTAAAGAACTTCGATGATCGACTTTTTAATGATTTCGACCCGTAGTACGAAGCGTGGTGTAATAGAAATCTATCCGAAGTTTATCATTAAGAAAAGCTCCGACCTGATGATTAGAGGCGGTGACTTCTATGCCATTTGGTTAGAAGACCGAGGTTTATGGTCTACGGATGAGCAAGATGCGCTCCAGCTTATTGACCGGGAACTTGACAAGTATGCAGAGGAAAACCGCAAAAACTTTGATTCAAGTATTAAAGTTCTGCACATGTGGGATTCCGAATCCGGAATGATCGATTCGTGGCACAAATACTGTCAAAAGCAGATGCGAGACTCTTTCCACATGCTTGATGAGAAACTTATATTCTCCAATACTCCGACAAACAAAAAAGACTATGCAAGTAAGCGGCTGAACTATCCTCTTGAGGAAGGGACCACGGATGCATGGAATAAGTTGATGTCCACAATTTACTCTGAAGAAGAGCGAACGAAAATTGAATGGGCTATTGGTTCTATTGTCTGTGGAGAGTCGAAGAAATTGCAGAAATTTATGGTTCTGTACGGTGCAGCAGGTACGGGTAAATCTACGGTTCTGAATATTATTCAGCAGCTCTTTGAGGGATATTACTCGGTCTTTGACGCTAAGGCACTGGGTTCATCCAGTAATTCCTTTGCGTTGGAGGCGTTTAAGACAAACCCACTTGTGGCAATTCAGCATGATGGTGATCTGTCCCGCATTGAGGATAATACCAGACTGAACAGTCTGGTTTCTCACGAGCTGATGACGGTAAACGAAAAGTTCAAATCAACCTACGCAAACCGCTTCAAGTGCTTCCTGTTCATGGGCACCAATAAACCGGTCAAGATTACGGACGCAAAGTCAGGTCTTATCAGACGATTGATCGATGTGTCCCCTTCCGGAAATAAATTGAGCCCCAAGGAATACAAGGCGGTGACAAAGCAGATCGAATTTGAGCTCGGTGCGATTGCTTATCATTGTCAGGAAGTCTATCTGGAGAATCCGGGCAGATACGATGATTATATTCCCGTGACGATGCTCGGTGCATCTAATGATTTCTATAACTTCATTATTGATTCTTACCATGTCTTCAAGAAAGAAGACGGGACAACTCTCAAAGCCTCATGGGAGATGTATAAAACCTATTGTGACGAGGCAAAAGTTACCTTCCCGTTCTCTCAGAGAATATTTAAGGAGGAACTGAAAAACTACTTCCGGGACTACAAGGAGAGGTTCAATCTCGATGACGGAACTCGTGTGCGAAGTTACTACATTGGCTTTCGAACCGAGAAATTTGAGGATAAGACACTTACCGAGCAAGATGAGCCCGAACATAAACTGATTGAGTTTCTGAAACAGAAATCGGTCTTTGACCGAGAATGTGCGGATTGTCCTGCTCAGTATGCTTCGGCTAAAGAGACACCAACTTCCAAGTGGGATGAAGTTTCTACCAAGCTGAGTGACTTGTCTACATCGAGATTGCATTATGTGAAAATCCCGGAGAACCACATTGTTATCGACTTTGATATTCAGGATAAGGACGGCAATAAGTCGTTTGAACTGAATCTCAAGGAAGCGAGTAAATGGCCGCCGACCTATGCTGAACTCAGCAAAAGCGGTCAGGGCATCCACCTTCATTATATTTATGCCGGTGATGTCAGTAAGCTCAGCCGAGTGTATGACGATCACATTGAAGTGAAAGTTTTCACTGGTAAAAGCTCGCTGCGCAGAAAACTGACAAAGTGTAATGATCTGCCTATCGCAACGATCAACTCGGGTTTACCACTGAAAGGAGAAAAGCAAGTGATAAATTTTGAAGGGGTGAAGAGCGAGAAAGGGCTTAGAACGCAAATCAAGCGAAATCTGAATAAAGAGTACCATCCGGCAACAAAGCCCAGTATCGACTTCATTTACAAGATTCTTGAGGATGCTTATGCAAGCGGACTCAATTATGATGTGACTGATATGCGCAATGCTGTCTTGGCATTTGCGGCGAGCAGCACACATCAAGCGGATTACTGTATCAAGTTAGTAAACAAGATGCAGTTTAAGTCCGCAGACCAGTCAGCAGGAGCAAAAAATGATGATGCCAAGCTCGTATTCTATGATGTTGAGGTATTTCCGAACCTGTTCTTGGTGAACTGGAAAATCGAGGGCGAGGGTAAGCCGGTGGTTCGTATGATTAACCCTACCCCGACTGAGATTGAAGAGCTGATGCGATTCCGTCTGGTTGGCTTCAACTGCCGTCGATACGACAACCATATTCTCTATGCTCGGCTGATGGGGTATACGAACGAACAGCTTTATAATCTCTCGACAAAGATCATCAACGGCAGCGCAAATTGCTTCTTTGGCGAAGCCTATAATGTGTCGTATACGGATGTGTATGACTTTTCCAGTAAGAAGCAGTCCCTTAAAAAGTTCGAGATTGAACTGGGTATTCACCATCAGGAACTTGGTCTGCCTTGGGACAAGCCTGTGCCGGAGGAACTTTGGACTAAGGTTGCTGAGTATTGCGACAACGATGTTATTGCGACAGAAGCAACCTTTAATGCTCGTAAGGCGGACTTCACGGCTCGTCAGATTCTGGCAGATGTGGCGGGGATGTCCGTCAATGATACAACGAACTCGCTGACTACCAGAATTATATTTGGTAACAACCGCAAGCCTCAGGATCAGTTCAATTACCGTTTCATGGGTGACGAAAGTCAGATCTTCGATCCTAACGCGGATCTTCCGTTTACGATGGGGCTTGAGGATTATGACGAGTTCACTCAGTTCGACAAAAACCATCGTCCTATCTTTCCTGGCTACACATTCGAGGGCGGCAAGTCTGTCTACAGAGGCGAAGAAGTCGGTGAGGGTGGCTATGTATATTCCGAACCCGGTATGTACAGCAATATTGCTCTGTTGGATATTGCCTCGATGCATCCGAGCAGTATTGTAGCAGAAGAACTCTTCGGACCGGAATACACGAAACGATTCAATGAAATTCTCCAGGCTCGTATTGCAATCAAGCATAAGGATTTTGACAAGGCAAAGAAGATGCTGGGCGGTGCATTGGCTAAGTACCTGACCGACGAGAATGCTGCGGCTGACTTGGCACAGGCTCTGAAAATTGCAATTAACTCCGTGTACGGTCTGACCGCAGCCGGATTTGAAAATCCGTTCCGGGATAACCGTAATAAGGATAACATCGTTGCGAAGCGTGGAGCTCTGTTCATGGTCAATCTCAAACACGCTGTTCAGAGTCAGGGTTTTACTGTAGCACACATCAAAACCGACTCCATCAAGATTCCGGACGCAACGCCTGAGATCATCAAGTTCGTGACTGAATACGGCAAGCTATATGGGTACAACTTTGAGCACGAAGCAACTTATGACCGTATGTGTCTGGTGAACGATGCAGTTTATATTGCTCGTTATGCTACCGTTGAAAAGTGCTGTGACCTGTATGGGAAAAAGTACATTGACTCTGCAAAGGATATTTGCAAGGAGAACAAGAAGCATCCGTATGCATGGACGGCAACCGGTACCCAGTTCCAGATTCCTTATGTGTTTAAGACGCTGTTCAGCAAGGAGAATATCGAGTTCGAGGATATGTGCGAGACGAAGTCTGTAACCTCCTCGCTCTATCTCGATATGAATGAGGATCTGCCAGATGTGAGTGAGTACGAAAAGCAGTATACAAAACTGCTTAAAGAGATTAGTGATGTTTCAAAGTTGGAAGATCCAATGACTAAAGAATGCCAAGAATTTGAGAAACTTGAAAAAATCATTGCAGACAGTCACAATTATCACTTCATCGGAAAGGTCGGTCAGTTCTGCCCGATTAAACCCGGCTGCGGTGGCGGTATCCTGCTTCGTGAAACGGAAAACAAGAAGACCGGCGAAAAGGGTTATGCTGCGGCAACAGGCTCTAAGGGCTTCCGCTGGCTCGAATCCGAGATGGTCAAACAGCTTGACAAGCAGAACGATATTGACCGTACCTATTACAACAACATGGTCGATGAAGCAGTTAAGTCGTTGTCTGTTTACGGTGACTTCGAACGCTTTGCAGCAGACGAACCGTATGTTTCGGATAACACCCCTCCGTGGTTCGGAGCGGGTGAGCCTCATGAAGACGATGTTACTCCATTTGATGTGAGGTAACGCTTATGATTCTAATTCTGCTAATTGCTGTGCTCATTTATATTTTGTGTACGGCTGATTCCACCGAGTCCTGTATTCCAAACGAGGAGTGCAGGACTTGTCCATTTCCATGCGATAAACGCAAAAATTGAAAGGAGAAAACAATTATGGCTTACAAAGCAGTAGACAACATTATCATCGAGAATGCTCGAATCATTTTCCGCAACTTTAAGGGTGAGGAGTCTAAGTACAATCGTGCCGGCTCCCGTAACTTCTGTGTTGTCATCGAAGACCCTGATATGGCACAAAAGCTCATTGAGGATGGCTGGAATGTTCGTGTCCTGGCTCCTCGTGATGAGGACGAGGCTCCTCGCCATTATATTCAGGTGGCGGTCAGCTTCGACAACATCCCCCCGAAGGTTATCATGATTACTCGTCGAGCTAAGACCCAGCTGGATGAGGAGTCCATTGGAACTCTGGACTTTGCAGAGATTCGCAATGTTGACCTGACGATCCGTCCCTACAACTGGGAGGTCAATGGTAAGACCGGCGTTAAGGCGTACCTCAAGACGATGTATGTCACCATCGAGGAAGACGAATTCGCCGAAAAGTACGCTGAAACTGAGGGTCCTGAGGAGATGCCCTTCTAAAAGTGAATAGGTGCCAGCTTAGTGTATGTCTGGTTAAATGTCCAGTAAAGTCTCGATTAGGTGTGCACGCCTATGACGGTAAGAGGAAACAGCCTATCCCCTTTAATAACCGAAAGGAGGTCAAGCCATGCTGTGGCAGAAAAAGAAAAAGCGCAAAAAGGCTACAAAGCCTAAAGCAGTTACTTTGACTGCTCCTCAGCAGCCGGTGGAAGAGATTCCGCAAACGACTGAACCTGAGAAGAAAGAAGAAACGCCAAATCAAAAAAAGCCCGCCAGGAAAAAATCCAAAAAGGTTTTGTCTCCGGAGAAGGCTTTTTTAGAAGCATTCGGACGATTGACCAATCGACATCGGGCTTGGGATGTTTGGCGTGATTTTATCACCATGTTCGCCTGTTCGCTATCCAATCCTCTCGATGAAGAGCATCGGGATAAGCGAGAAGCGTTATATTTAGAAATCGTCAAAAAGTACAACAAGCAGGAACAAGAGGTATTTCCTGAACTGGCTGCGCAGACAGTCTTAGCTTTGGAAGAGAATTCGGAGCAGGATTTTCTGGGCAGCATTTTCATGACCCTTAATCTCGGTGATGGGCATAACGGTCAGATCTTTACACCGTATCATGTCTGTGAACTGATGGCAGAAATGACGATGGATGATGCCGTAAAAAAGGTGGAGAAGGACGGTTATATTTCAGTCAACGATCCTTGCTGTGGCGCCGGAGCTACATTGATTGCTGGAATCCACGCTGCAAAAAAGCAGTTGGAAAAAGCAAACCTGAACTACCAAAATCATCTTCTCATCGTTGCGCAGGACATCGACGAAACGGTAGCACTAATGTGCTATATTCAGCTTGCGCTTTTAGGCGTAGCTGGATATGTAAAAGTCGGAAACTCTCTGACAGAACCGATGACGGATAACGACAACAAAGAGAATTACTGGTTTACTCCGATGTACTTCTCCAATGTCTGGGTGCTGCGTCGGATCTTCGGAGGGTTCTAATGGCTGGTATATCTCTTCGAGACTATCAAACAGATGCCGTTGAGAGAATGAAAAACGGCTGCATTCTCTGTGGCGGTGTCGGTAGTGGCAAATCCAGAACAGCTTTAGCCTATTACTACAAACAGAATGGCGGTAAGCTTGGCACAAAAAGTTATATTCGAATGCCGGGTACGCCTAAAGACCTGTACATCATTACTACGGCAAGAAAAAGAGATACTTTAGAATGGGAGGGTGAGCTTTCGCCCTTCCTTCTCTCTGTCCACGCAGAGGTCAATACTTACAAGAACAAGGTCGTTGTTGATTCCTGGAATAACATTGGGAAGTACGCAACGGTTACGGACGCATTCTTTATATTTGACGAACAGCGTGTTGTCGGTTCAGGAGCATGGGTTAAGGCGTTCCTGAAAATTGCCAAGTTTAACGAATGGATCTTGCTGTCGGCAACTCCAGGTGATACATGGGAGGATTATATTCCTGTCTTTGTTGCAAACGGCTTTTATAAAAACCGGACTGCCTTCAAGGAAGAACACATGGTCATGACTTGGGTAAACGGAAAGTATCCAAAAGTAGACAGATATTTGGGGGTAGGACGACTCATCCGACTTCGCAATCGCATTCTTGTGGATATGGATTTCAAGAGGGAAACCTGTTCACACCATGAGGATGTTTATGTCAATTATGATGTTGCGAAGTATAAAGAGACAAGTCGTCTTCGCTGGAACCCATATAAAAACGAGCCGATTGTCAACGCCGGAGAACTTTGCTATGTATGGCGACGCATCGTAAATGAGGACGAGTCCAGGCAAATCGCTCTAATGGAGCTGTTTGAGAAACATCCTAAAATGATCGTCTTCTACAATTTCGACTACGAGCTTGATATTCTGAAAAATCTCTACTATGGAGAAAATGTTGAGATTGCAGAATGGAACGGTCACAAGCATCAACCGATCCCGACTTGCGACAGCTGGGTGTATCTGGTTCAGTATACTGCTGGAGCCGAAGGTTGGAACTGCATTAGTACAGACACCATTGTGTTCTACTCGCAGAATTACTCCTACAAAATTATGAAGCAGTCAGCTGGGCGAACCGATCGCTTAAATACTCCGTTCAAAGATTTATATTATTACCATTTGAAATCCCGTTCTGGCATTGATTTGGCTATCAGTCGAGCGTTAAGCGAAAAGCGGAATTTCAACGAAACCAAGTATGTCGGCAGCTATAAACCCAAAGCTGCCTGAGAAAGGAGAAAAGATGATAACAATTGATGTCGCGGAGTATTGCTCTGCTTGCATGGACTTCGACCCAGATGTTCAACGACCGCAAAAAGCATACGGAATGAGTGAAGAGATCGTCATATCCGACACGGTCATACGATGCTCAAATCGAAATCGGTGCAAAAACATTGAGCGATACCTGAGAAAGAAGGTGACGGACGATGGCGTTGGCAAGACTGACGAAGCAATGCCGTGAATGTCCTTTTGTCGAGACCTGTGAGCACAAGAAAATGGAAGCATTAGGATATTTACCAGAACCGATTATGGCAGATGCCAAAGCCCCGGTTACTGCTGATATAGCAGCTCCCATTTTGAGAGAAACCGTAAGCCGTGTAGTAGACGGCAAAGTAGTAACAATGTATAAGGACGAGTTGGAGAAGATCCTTTATAAAGATTTATATTCTCATCTCGGACTTCAGTTTGGAGGCTGAATATGCATAACAATACCAACAATTCAGACAGAATGAATACTGTCGCTTATAAAATCGGGCAGGCTATCGCGCTGGTAGCTTGTCTTTGTGTTTCTGCCATCGTCATTGCTTTAACTGTGAAGTGCATTCTGTGGATTTTGTAAGGAGGTTTTGCAGATGAATGAAGAAAAGGAAGTCTATTTTGACCAGTATTGTAAATCTTGCAAGTACCATGGTCTTGAAGAGTCCAAAGACCCGTGCAATGACTGTCTCGCAGAACCCAGCAATACAAATTCCCACAAACCGATGAACTATGAAAGCAAAAACAATTCTTGATGCCGAGAAAAAGGATGCGATTGATATTGCGACGGAACTTTGCTATAGCGAAGAAGTTAAGAGAAAAATTGCACAGGCAAAATCCGTTTACGAAATTGGTCGCATCCTTAAACAGGCACGGCTCGGCCAAGAGTGATATTTCTGACAAGAGGGGTTACTTGCTTATTTTGTGGGCTCAATTATCCTTGTCCCCATATGCCGAATTTTGAAGAGCAGGTGGCTATGGTTCATAAATTGAGGAAGGAGATTGAAAGAGATGGCTAACAGTTATCGTGATGCTCTTGTTCAGCAAATAAAAGATGCGGGTCAAGAACTCATCAATCGAGCTGAAACGATGGTACATCCTGAAAATGCTTTAATCACCGATTTTTCCATAGTAATCCATTTTGAGCAGCATGAGGTCCCTACAATCGACTACACAACCAGCGTGGTGAACAAAGTTGCTTGCGATCGAGTTATTTATCAGAAAGGAGAATCCAATGTCTCAAAAATATGATGAATATCTGGAAAACCACAGACAAGCTGTAAAAAAAGCTTACCAGTGGATCGCTGCTTATATTCCAGAACTTACAGACGTGGAGGCGACTCGAAATATCGAGTTTCACGATATGTCGAAGAATACACCAGATGAGTATGGGCCTTATGATGACTATTTCTACGGAGAGCAAACTCCGGCGGTCATGGAAGCATTCAACCGAGCATGGCTCATGCATATTCATCGAAATCCTCATCATTGGCAGCACTGGGTCTTAATCAATGATGAACCTAAAGAAGGAACCATCCTTATTGAAATGCCGTACCCGTACATCATCGAGATGATTTGCGACTGGTGGGCATTCAGCTGGATTAAAGGCGACCTTTCCGAAATGTTTGCTTGGTATAAAGACCATGAAGCCTATATTAAGTTACACAACAATACTCGTTCAATCGTGGAAGAGATTCTGGAAATGATTCGGACGAAGCTTATGGAGGTAGAAAATGCTGAAGATTGAAAACGCCGAAGTTCTCGGCTGGGAGCACGCCATTCGTGGTATGCGGAACCCTAAGAACTCCTGGGAAAAGAGCGATAGTGGTGTTTGCGCCACACATGGTCCAGCTCATTGCGCAGATTGTGTATACACGGATTGCCACGCTGACGATGTTGAGATTGGTACAAAATATATTCTTGGTCCTAATGACCTGAAGCTCATGACGACCCTCCGCAACGCCGGCACTGACCACCGTAAGTTCATGCGGATGATTATGGTCTATCTTGACATCACGGCCCCGCTGTACTGGTGGAAAGAGTTCGACACCTATAAGGTTGGTACGGTCGCCAACTCTTGCTCTACGATGCACAAAATCGCGGCAAAGGAGTTTGACGTAAATGACTTTAGCCATGAGCATATTGAAGAGCTTGACGGTGATGAATACAATATGTCCTATGATTGGTTTCTTCGGACGGTGGATATTCTGAATTACTACCGTAAGAAGTATAATGCCGCTTCTGAGAAGCTAAAAAGGGATATTACAGATGCAGAAAGAAAGCATGTACTTGCTCAGCAAAAGCTTTTCTGGTGGCAACTTATTCAGCTCCTGCCGAGCGCTTACAACCAGAAACGGACGGTCATGCTGAACTATGAGGTTCTGGCTAACATCTACAAATCCCGTCGGCATCACAAGCTTGACGAGTGGCATACACTTTGCGATTGGATTGAGGATCTGCCTTATTCGGATCTGATTACTGGTAAGGGGGAAAGAGCAGATGTTTGAAGGAGTAAAGGAAACCTTATGTACTCGCTGCGCTCATCGAGAAGTATGCACCTATAAGCAGGACTACCTTGATATTCTCAAAGCAGTTGAAAACGCAACCGTAGTCAGAGACACATCCGATGGAAAGATCACATCAAAGAAAGTGGTTCATTATGACTTTATCAGCGGGATCTCTGTTGGCTGCAAGTACCACCAAAACTGGACGGAAACCTATCGTTCCGGAGAAGCGATTCTTTGAAACTGCACGAAAAATACACCCCCTATTATGAAAGGAGGTAACACACAATGAATTATTTTTTGGCAGTTAATGATCGGCAACTCGGCACTTGTTTGAGAATGCTGTTTGCTGAGAAGCTTCAACCTGCTGTCCAAACCGTGTTGAACGAAAAGGGCAAGATTGAGTTTCACATCAGCATTGCAGCAGATCAGGAAGTGTTCGAAGAGCTGAACGAACGCTACAAGATCATGATTTCGTAAGTTACTCGGTTTCAAAGGTAAAGGGGCCGTAACAAGCCCTTTTACTTTTGTTATATTTGTGGTAACATACTATAAGGAGGCGATGCCGATGAAAGTCAAATCCAGAATGTCCTGTCCGGTTCGAAGAAAAGACGGCACATGGACAACTGTTATCAGAGAATTTGAAGAAGATATTCCGGATCTTGGACGAGAAGAGCTTATCTGCAACAAATGTGGGCGCCCTGATTATCCGAAATGTAAGGAAACGGTTTGTGAAGCCTGGAAATACCACAAATCGAAAAATTAACAGGTTATGTAAGAGCTGAGGTTAAACCTTGGCTCTTATTTTTTGTGTAAAGGAGAAAAACATGCTTGCCAGAGAAGCGACAAAAGCGGATATTCAGGCTGTTCGTGACCGTCTGCGGGAAGCAAAAGAACAACGACAGCTTGACATTCAAATAAACCAGGCTATTGCACTGGTAAATCGTAATCACAGGAGGAAAAAATATGACGCCGAACGACTATCAGCAGGCAGCTCTTCGCACTGCTCCAAAAGATTTACCGCCTGACAAACTCCTGCTCAACGGACTGATGGGGCTGAATGGAGAAGCCGGCGAAGCAATTGATATTTTGAAAAAGCATCTGTTTCAGGGGCATGAACTCGACACTGCACATATGGCTAAGGAGCTTGGAGATGTAGCTTGGTATCTTGCTGTAAGTGCGGATGCAATTGGCTACGACCTCGAAACTGTCATGCAGATGAATGTAGACAAACTGAAAGCCAGGTATCCGGACGGCTTCGACGCTGAGCACAGTCTGCACCGTAACAAGGATGATATTTAAGGAGGATTTTCTATGAATGAACAGTTCGGAGAAAAGGTAAAAGCTATTTTTGATAGCATTACCGTTCTTCAAGCAAAGGACAGCGACCTAAAACGAGATAACGCCAACATTAACGGTGACTCCCCTATGGGGGCTATGCTGCAATATGGCGCCAATACCGCTAAAGAGTACAATCTGGAGTATTTGGTTGACCCTGAAATTGCAAAATTGCACCGTGACGGTTGGATTCATATACACGACCTTGACTTCTATGCGTGGACAACCACTTGCACACAGATTGAACTTCGCAAGCTCTTCAAAAACGGCTTCAATACCGGTCACGGGCATCTGAGAGCGCCGAAAAGCATTGGTTCGTATGCTGCTTTGGCTGCGATTGCTATCCAGTCGAATCAGAACGACCAGCATGGCGGTCAGAGTGTCGTGGACTTCGATTATGCTATGGCTGAGGGTGTCCGTTATACCTATCAGAAATACCTGAAAGAGGGCTATGCTATCTGTGAACGCCTTAATGACCTGAAAGATAAGGAATGGATTCTCGACTATGCGATGGAGAAAACTACTCGTGATACCTATCAGGCTATGGAGGGGCTTGTTCATAATCTGAATACTATGCACTCCCGCGCCGGTGCTCAGGTTCCATTCAGCTCTATCAACTACGGTACAGATACATCGTGGGAAGGTCGACTCGCTATCGAGCAGCTTCTTCTGGCTACGGAGGCAGGTCTCGGAAATGGCGAAACACCTATCTTCCCGATTCAGATTTTCCGTGTCAAAGAGGGAGTCAACTATAATCCGGACGACCCGAACTATGATCTGTTTGAGCTGGCGATGAAGGTAAGTGCTAAGAGACTCTTTCCTAACTTCGCTTTCATTGATGCTCCATTCAATCTCCAGTATTACAAGCCCGGTCATCCTGAAACGGAAGTCGCTTATATGGGTTGCCGAACTCGTGTAATGGGTAACGTTTACGACCCGTCTCGTGAGATCGCTCCCGGCAGAGGTAATCTGAGCTTCACCTCAATCAACCTGCCTCGACTCGGTATTGAGTCCAAAGGCGACTACCTTACTTTCTTCAAACTGCTGGATAAAATGCTTGATGCAACGATGCAGCAGCTTCTCGACCGGTATAAAATCCAGGCTTCGAGGGTAGTTCGTAACTTCCCGTTCCTTATGGGAGAAGGCGTCTGGATGGACTCTGACGGGCTTTCCCCTGACGATACGGTTGGAGAGGTCTTGAAGCACGGAACGCTGTCTATCGGCTTCTGTGGGCTTGCAGAGTGCCTTGTAGCACTTAACGGTAAGCATCACGGTGAAGATGAGTTCTCTCAGGAGCTTGGTCTGCGAATTGTAGGTTATATCCGTGACTATTGCAACCGTAAGAGCATTGAACTCGGCATGAATGTAACTTGCCTCGCTACTCCTGCTGAAAGCTTAGCCGGACGGCTACTTCGCTCTGACAGGGAAAGATACGGAATTATCAAGGGTGTTACTGATCGTGAATACTATACCAACAGTTTCCATGTACCGGTCTATTACCATCTCCCTGCGCTTAATAAAATTGATATCGAAGCTCCGTATCACGCTCTTACCAATGCCGGTCATATTTCCTATGTGGAACTGGACGGCGACCCGACTAAGAACCTTGCCGCTTTCGAGCGAGTTGTAAGACACATGAAAGAAGCAGGCATCGGTTACGGCAGCATCAACCATCCTGTAGATCGTGACCCTGTCTGCGGCTATAACGGAATTATCAATGATACTTGCCCATGCTGCGGACGGAGTGAAACTGACGGTGTTCCGTTCGAACGCATCCGTCGTATCACTGGATATTTGGTCGGAACTCTTGATAAGTGGAATGATGCCAAGCGTGCGGAGGAGCGAGATCGTGTCAAACATGAAGTTGATTCGTATTTCGGGGATTGAGCCGGAGTCCATCGTTGACGGTGAAGGCATCCGATATGTAATATTTACACAAGGGTGCCCACATCACTGCCCTGGCTGTCACAATCCTCAAACTCACCCTTTTGACGGTGGAAAACTCGTGTTGATGGAAGACATACTCGATGATATTTCAAAAAGAAAATATTGGATAGACGGTATCACCCTTTCCGGAGGTGAACCGTTCTGTCAAATTTACCAGTGTGCTCTGATTGCTGAAAAAGCTCATGAAATGGGGCTCAGCGTTTGGTGTTACACTGGTTATCTTTTTGAAGACTTATACGGGCAAGGTATTGATCTGCTGAAGCATATTGATGTGCTCGTTGACGGACCGTTCATACAAGCTGAGAAATCGTTGGAACTCGACTTCAGGGGCAGTCGTAATCAGCGAGTAATTGATATTCCGGAAAGCTTGAAAGAAGGCGTAGCAATCTTGAAACAAACTTAGAAGAAAGGAGAACTTGTGTCATGGCGAATACCACTAACCCCCGACGAAACGCCGAAGGATATTCTGACCCGACCGCTTATGAAACTCTGAAGAATATTGAGCGTGAGGAAGACGAAAGATTTCACAGGCTGCTGCATACATTGTTTTATTTGTGTGAGTTGGCTGGCTTTGAGATTGAAGGTCGGATTATTTTGGTTGATAAACGGAACGGACGGATTTGGAGATGAGAGAAATGAGTCCGTACATACTCGAAAATTGGGGAAATTTTAGCCCGGTTTTGTTTGACGGATTTGGGCAAAAGCCCACTTTTGAAAAATTTTTTGAGCGTGTACGGACAATTTTCTATAAAAAAGCCCAGAAAAAGCGGGAAAAAGCCCGGTTTTGAAAACCAAAAGTGGGCAGAAAAATTCGAAGGCATTTTCTGAAAATGGCACTTTTGGGGCGTTTTTTGCCCTAAAATGGCCGATTTGCGCCGATTTGAGATTTTTCTTGTGAAAAAAGCCCACTTTCCCACTTTTATTTCTTATTTAATTGCGATAAAAAGTTTTAATAAATATATAAATAAGGCGAGAAAAGTGGGCATTTGACCAGAAGCCAAAATGCATAGCACAATCGGACGAAAATGTCAAGACTTTTTACCGAAAGTTCTTCCTTTTTCTTTCAGGCTGTGCTATACTGTAAGAGCCACACAATCTAATATATTCAAGTCGTTTAGGGAAAACTGCTTTGGTAAAAAGTGTTTTCTCTCTTTACTCATTTCATTTGTCCCTTTGCGGCTTGATTGAGATTGTGTGGCAACAATGAGGGTTGACACTTTTTCAGTGCGTCTCTCGTTGTGGGAGCGCACTTTTTTAATGCCCTCAGAAAGGATGGGATAACGAGATGAGAAAGTTCTTGGCAGCGTGCATGGCGATAGTCATGATATTTACGATTGCAGGTTGTAGTTCGGAGGGACATGAAGGCGAAGCTAAAACTCCGTCAGGTTCCAGTATTCAAAAAGGCAAGGACTACCAAAAAGTAGTTGACGAGTTTGAAAGTAGCGGATTCACAAACATCAAACTTGAAAAACTTGATGACCTTGTTACCGGTTGGCTTACCAAAGATGGTGAGGTTGAATCTGTTTCTGTAGACGGCGACACTGGATATTCTGCTGATTCTTGGTATCCGGCAGATGTCGAGGTTGTGATTACTTATCATACATTCCCAGAGAAAGAGAATTCCGAAACGAATGACGAACCCGCTTCAACCGAAGAACCTGCTGTTGATATTTTGACAGTAGACAATTCTCCTGAATTAGCAGCAATACTTTCTCTTAAAGCAGATATGGACCAATCGTATGCTGATTTTGCAGAGTTTCATAAGAATCAGATTATCGAGTTTGACGGGTGTATTACATACCTCACGAATCACGATGACTATAATACCCGATATGACTTATTGATTAGTGCTGGAGATTATGTAGACGAAAATACTGTGAATCCTGGTCCGACTTTTAAGTTTAAGGATGTTGGGGTGTATGATTTAGGAGATGGGCTTACACTTGCTGATTATATCAAAGTTGGCAGCAATGTAAGAATACAGGCTAAAGTGCGGAGCTACAATTCTGATACCGGTCTCTTCGAACTTGATCCAGTGAGTGTAGAGGCTCGATAACAAACAACTTTATATTTGACCGAGATGCTTAAACGGTGTCTCGGTCTTTTTTTTTATGCTTTTCCGCCGCGCGAAAATTACATCCCCTTTTATGAAGAGAGGAGTAAAAAAGCTATTTTTTAAGAATAGACATTCTCTCTTCAGTTTTGAAAAATCACATGAAAGGAGGCTCATTTGCCAATGCTCGAAAGTCAATTTCAAGCGAAGCTCATCAAGGAGCTCAAGAAACTTTTTCCGGGTTGCATCGTGATGAAAAGTGACTCTGGATATTTGCAGGGCATTCCTGATCTGCTTATTCTGTTTAATGACAAATGGGCTGCTCTGGAATGTAAACAACACGCTGGTGCAAAAAAGCAACCGAACCAAGAATATTATGTGGGCAAGATGGACGAGATGTCTTTCTCCCGATTCATTTGCCCCGAGAACAAGGAGGAAGTGCTGCATGATCTTCAACAATCATTCCAATCTTGAAGGGCAACACGCTTTTCTTGGTGCCAGCAAGTATCATTGGATTAACTATGACGAAACAAAAGTAGCCGACGCTTATTCAAAGTTTTTGGCTACACAGCGAGGAACTGTTCTGCATGACTTTGCGTGTCAATGCATCACTCTGGGGCAAAAGCTTCCCAAGTCACAAAAAACATTGAACATGTATGTCAATGATGCAATCAGTTTCCGCATGGTGCCTGAGCAGATTTTGTTCTATTCGGAAAACTGTTTTGGTACTGCTGACACGATCGTGTTTCGAAATAGTACGCTTCGTATTCACGATTTGAAAACCGGTGTTGTACCGGCGCACATGGAGCAGCTTGAAATATATGCTGCTCTTTTTTGTTTGGAGTACAAGGTGAAGCCGTCGGAAATTGAGATGGAGCTTCGTCTGTATCAGAACAATGAAATTCTGTATCACACACCTACTGCCGAAGATATTGTTCCAATCATGGACAAGATTATTACTTTTGACAAGGTTATTAGAAAAATCAGAGAACAGGAGGGTTAAACCATGAGTCTCACGGATGATATTTTAATGCATTACGGTATGCCCAGAAGGTCTGGTCGTTATCCTTGGGGTTCGGGTGATAACCCTTATCAGCACAGCGGTGATTTTCTTTCCCGTGTAGAGGAACTGAAAAAGTCCAATTTCACCTTTACCGATAAAGATGGAAAAACTTACACAGGAGAAGTAGCCATTGCAAAATCTATGGGCTTGAGTACAACCCAATTTCGTACCCAGATGAGCCTTGCAAAGGATGAACGCCGTTCTGCTGATGTCGCTACGGCTAAGGCTCTTCGTGCTAAGGGTTATAGTTTGAATGAAATCGCTGATAAGATGGGCTTTGCTAACGATTCTTCGGTTCGCTCGCTTTTGAATGAGAGTTCCGAAGCTCGTATGAATCAGGCAAAGCAGACCGCTGAATTTCTGAAAAAACAGATTTCGGAAAAAGGCATGATCGATGTCGGAACCGGAGTCGAAAGAGAGCTTGGTATTTCGAAAGAGAAAATGAACCAGGCTCTTTATATTTTGGAAATGGAAGGCTATCCCATCTATGGCGGCGGTGTCCCTCAGGTAACAAACCCGGGTAAGCAAACAAACATCAAGGTTCTCTGCCCTCCAGGAACAGAGCATAAAGAGATTTATAATTTCGAGAATGTCCATTCCGTCAGAGACTATGTGTCTCATGATGACGGCGAGACATTCGACAAGTTTGTCTATCCTAAAAGTATGGATTCAAGCCGCTTGAAAATCCGTTATGCGGAAGATGGCGGTATTCAGAAAGATGGTGTCATTGAAATTCGTCGTGGTGTAGACGACTTATCTCTCGGTGATTCCCATTATGCTCAGGTTCGCATCCTGGTCGACGGTAATAGATATCTGAAAGGAATGGCTGTTTATTCTGATGATCTTCCTGATGGTGTGGATGTAATGTTCAACACCAATAAGAAAAAGGGCACTCCGACATCGGATGTTCTGAAGAAGGTAAAGGATGACCCCGATAATCCGTTTGGTTCCCTTATCAAAGCCGGTGGGCAGAGCTATTATATCGATGCTGATGGTAAACGACAGCTCTCCCTTATCAATAAGCGTGCTGAAGAGGGCGATTGGGGTGAATGGGCGGATAAACTCCCCTCCCAGTTTCTTTCTAAACAGAGTTTGAGTCTTGTCAATAAACAGCTGAATTTGGCGGCATCTGATAAGATGGCTGAATTTGATGAAATCTGCTCACTGACAAATCCGACGGTCAAAAAATCATTACTGAAATCCTTTGCGGATGATTGTGACTCTGCTGCTGTGCACCTTCAGGCAGCTGCTCTTCCTCGTCAGAAATATCAGGTGATCCTACCTATCACTTCGATGAAAGACAATGAAGTGTATGCCCCGAATTACAAGAATGGTGAAACAGTAGCTCTGGTTCGTTACCCACATGGCGGAACTTTTGAGATTCCTATCCTTACAGTGAATAACAAGCAGGCAGAGGCTCGTCGAATCCTTGGCAACACACCTAAAGATGCAATCGGTATTAACAGTAAGGTTGCGGAACGGCTTTCAGGTGCTGACTTTGATGGTGATACTGTCATGGTCATCCCCTGTAACTCTGGTAAAAGCAAGGTCAAGATTACTTCCACTCCTCCTCTGAAGGGACTTGAAGGATTTGACCCAAAATTGGAGTATGGTGGAAAACCGGCTGGCACTTTCAAGCCTATGAAGAACACTCAGAAAGAGATGGGTGTCATTTCTAATCTGATTACCGATATGACTTTGAAGGGTGCCACGCAGGATGAGCTTGCAAGAGCCGTTCGCCATAGCATGGTAGTTATCGATGCCGAAAAACACAAGCTGGACTATAAGCAAAGTGAGATCGACAATGGCATCAGCTCTTTGAAAAAGAAGTATCAGGGCACGGTTGACGAAGACGGAAGATACCACGAGGGTGCTTCGACTCTGATTTCCCGTGCTAAATCGGAGACTTCTGTCACTAAGAGGCAAGGTAGTCCGAAAATCGATGAAAAGACAGGCGAATACATATGGAAAGATGTGGATGACCCTGTTTATGTCGATAAGCGAACTGGCAAGGTCAAAGAGCGTACTCAGCCCAGCACTAAGATGGCTGAGGCAAAGGACGCCTATACCCTGGTTTCCGAAGCTGATACCCCCGTGGAGCGTGCTTATGCTAACTATGCCAACAAAATGAAAGCCCTGGGCAACCAGGCTCGTCTTGAGATCCTCTCCACTGGGAAAGTACCCTACTCCGCCACTGCAAAAGAGGCCTATCAAGCTGAGGTCGATTCTCTGAATGCTAAGCTCAATGTAGCTCTGAAGAATGCACCCAGAGAAAGGCAGGCTCAGACTATGGCTAATGCGGTAGTGGCTGCTAAAAAGCAGGACAATCCGGATATGACAAAGGGCGAGCTCAAGAAAGCAAGCCAGCAGGCGCTTACTCAGGCTCGTGCCTCTGTTGGTGCAAAGCGAGAGACCATCAAGATTACAGATCGTGAATGGGAAGCAATTCAAGCTGGCGCTATTAGCGAGAATAAGCTTACCCAAATCATCGACAATGTGGACATTGACAGTCTTAGACAGCGTGCAACACCGAGAGCGACAACAACTCTCAGCACTGCAAAGCAGAATAAGATCGCTTCGATGAATGCTTCTGGTTACAGCACATCGGAAATTGCTGAAGCTCTTGGCATTTCTACGAGCACAGTGTCCAATTACTTGAATTGAAAGGAGTGACTGGTATGAATGGTTCTTGTGCCCTTACCACATTTGACAACCCTTACAATCCATTTGAACAGTTCTCCGATTGGTTCCTGTTTGATGTAGAAAAGGGTTACAACACTTGCGCTTATCTCGATCGAATTGCTCACACTTCTGACCAATTCTCTGAAGAAGAGAACAATCAAGAGATTGAAAGAGCGATTGACGAGATCATTCGTTACGACTTCATGAACATTTACAAGAAAGTTAAGAGAACGAAAACAACAAAAGCAGATAAGACTTGAACTATAGGTTGAGGTCTAATACTCTTTGAATAAAATTTTTGTTTTCTTTTCTGAAAATATTTGAACTTGAAGTCAGCATAAACAAATTATCACTTGATCTGCACTACTGCCGCTGGGCTTAAAGGCATGGGGAGGGGGTCTCCAAAATCGCACCCCCTACCTCATCGCGGCGGTCTTAAAAAAATCTCCGGAGGGATATTTTGGGAATGGGGTTTACCCCTCGGGTGCAGTATTTGAACGAGCTTACAGGGTTGAAGCATTTTCCATAAAGTGTGAACATCTCCTTTCATGTTTCTTTTCTCCTTTCGGTGATTGGTGGAAAATCAGCTCTGTAAGTTCTTTCAAATACTGCACCTATTCTTACCCAAAAGAGCAACAGGTTGAGCAAAAAGTGCAGTACAAGTATGCGGATATGGCGGAACTGGCAGACGCAATAGACTCAGGATTTATTGGAGGCAACTCCGTGCAGGTTCGATTCCTGTTATCCGCACCAAATTTTTTAAGAGAGGAGGCAGTGCTGATGCCAAAAGGTAAAGCTGCAAGCTCTTCCGACTCAAACAGCCCATTGAGACCGCCGACATCTCTCGAAGCGCAAGAGAACTTAATGATTTCTTTGGCGGTTCAATGTGCTGAAAAGCAGCTCAGAGACGGAACTGCTTCTTCTCAGGTCATAACACATTATCTGAAACTCGGTTCCAGTAAGGAACGAATTGAAAAGGAGATTCTGGAGAAGCAGAAAGAGCTTATCGAAGCTAAAACTAAAAATCTGAACTCCAACAGCGAAGCCAAAGAATTGTATAACAAGGCTCTCGAAGCGTTTAGGAGATATTCTGGTGCAGGCGGTGAATATTAAAACTTATTCAGAGTTAATTACACTGCCTACATTTGAGGAACGGTTCCGTTATTTGAAACTTGATAGTTCTGTTGGAAAAGAAACTTTTGGTTTTAAGCGATGGCTGAATCAAGAATTCTATCATTCAGATATGTGGCTGCAATTTAGAGATGAAATCATTATTCGAGATGAAGGTTGCGATCTCGGTGTACCAGGTTACGAGATCTTCGGCTCAATATTGATTCATCATCTAAACCCAATTACTTATGAAGACATCTTAAATCTAAACCCATGTGTATTCGATCCAGAGAATGCGATCTGTACGAAGTTGAACACGCATAATGCTATTCACTACGGCGATGAGAGTCTGTTGGTTCTTCCTCCTGTACAGCGCACACAAAACGATACCTGTCCCTGGCGAAAATAATGAAAGGAGAAATTTTCAATGTCTAATGAGATTCATGAAAAATCTATTCCTGATACTTCGGCTGAAATCGTCGAGGAACAGGAAACAGAGCTTTGCGAAGATGCTGCTCGAAATGTGATCGGTGTTGTCACGGATTGTCTGAAACTGAACATTCGTGAGAAACCCAGTATGGATTCCAAAGTAGTAACGGTTGCGACCTGTCTTGATGAACTGGAAATTGACATGGGCGATTCTAATGATGATTGGTACGCTGTCTGCACTGCCGCCGGTATTGAAGGATTCTGCATGAAGAAATTTGTAGCCGTCAGGCAGTAAGGAGAAACGATATGGATAGCATACTGACATCGATCAAAAAGTTGCTCGGAATTGCTGAGGAGTACGAGCACTTTGACCAGGACATCGTAATGCATATCAATTCGGCATTCTCGGTCTTGACGCAACTCGGTGTCGGTCCCGAAGAAGGATTCCGTATCGAAGATGCGAGTAAGACCTGGTCCGAATTCCTGTACGATGATCCTCGTCTTGAATTTGTAAAAACTTTTATCTACCTGAAGGTAAAACTGGTGTTTGACCCGCCTTTAAGTTCTGCGGTCATGGAAGCAATCAACCGGCAGATCAGTGAACTTGAATGGCGAATCAATGTGACAGTTGACCCGGATTAAATGTGAGAGGAGGATTTCAAAATGGATAATACAGCGCTTGCCCATCACGGTATCATCGGAATGAAGTGGGGTGTTCGTCGCTACCAGAATAAAGATGGTACTCGTACTACAGCTGGGAAGAAAAGAGAGAGCTCTTCTAAATCTGATGCTCCTGCTCATGAGGACTATGCTAAAGCTCATAACAGTAAGAGCGTTAAGTCCATGAGTGATGCAGAGCTTCGTAACCGACTGAATCGTCTTCAGATGGAGAAACAGTACAGTCAATTGTCTTCGACTGATGTGAATCGTGGAAAGAAATATGTATCGAAAACGCTGAAAGTTGCCGGCACAATTGCGACTGCTACTTCGACTGCTTTAACTATTTACAATAACTATGGAAAGATCAAAGAAATTGTAAACGGTATGGCTAAGAAGGCTGGCTAAGGAGGTACTTATGGCATTATCAAACACTGCCGTTCCCAAGTATTATGGCATGTTTCGTGATGCCGTAATTCGAGGGGAGATTCCGGTTTGCAAAGAGATCTCCATGGAGATGAATCGCATTGATGACCTCATCGCTAATCCGGGTGTGTACTACGACGACCAAGCTGTTGAGGGGTGGATCGCTTATTGCGAGTCTGAACTAACTCTAACAGATGGCTCCGACCTTAGCCTTTTGGATAGCTTCAAGCTTTGGGGTGAGCAGATCTTTGGTTGGTATTATTTTGTTGAACGAAGCGTGTATCAGCCGAATCCAGATGGTCGCGGTGGGCACTATGTTCGCAAGAATGTGAAAAAGAGGTTGATTAACAAACAGTATTTGATCGTTGCACGAGGCGCCGCCAAATCAATGTACGGCTCAACTCTGCAAGGTTACTTTCTGAATGTCGACACATCTACTACCCATCAGATAACAACTGCTCCAACGATGAAACAGGCGGAAGAGGTCATGTCCCCTCTTCGTACCGCTATCACCCGTTCGAGAGGACCTCTGTTTCAGTTCTTGACGGAAGGCTCTTTACAAAACACAACTGGTTCCAAAGCGAATCGCACAAAGTTAGCCTCTACGAAAAAGGGAGTTGAAAACTTTCTGACAGGTTCGCTTCTTGAGGTCAGACCTATGAGCATCAATAAGCTCCAAGGTCTACAAATCAAGGTTGCTACTGTTGATGAGTGGCTTTCCGGTGACATTCGAGAGGATGTTATCGGTGCTATTGAGCAAGGCGCATCCAAAGTGAACGACTACATCATCGTTGCAATCAGCTCGGAAGGCACGGTTCGTAACGGAAGCGGCGACACCATCAAAATGGAGTTGATGGACATCCTTAAGGGCGACTACATCAATCCTCATGTTTCGATTTGGTGGTACAAGCTGGATTCTATTGACGAAGTCGGAGATCCGGAAATGTGGCTCAAGGCTAATCCGAATCTCGGAAAAACCGTAAGCTACGAAACTTATCAGTTGGATGTGGAAAGAGCAGAAAAAGCTCCTGCTGCCCGAAACGATATTCTTGCAAAGCGATTTGGGTTACCGATGGAGGGTTACACCTATTACTTCACCTATGAAGAAACTCTTCCGCATCGAAAAAGGGATTTCTGGCAAATGCCTTGTTCCCTCGGCGCAGACTTGTCACAGGGTGACGACTTCTGTGCTTTTACATTTCTGTTCCCTCTGCCAAATGGTTCCTTTGGTATTAAGACACGAAACTACATTACCTCTACAACTTTAATGAAGCTGCCTGCTGCTATGAGGATCAAGTACGATCAATTCATGGCGGAGGGCAGTTTGATTGTTTTAGAGGGTGCCGTACTTAATATGATGGATGTCTATGAAGACTTGGACAACCACATTCAGGAGTGCGGATACGATGTTCGGTGTCTTGGGTTTGACCCTTATAACGCAAAAGAATTTGTAGCGAGATGGGAATCTGAAAATGGTCCGTTTGGAATCGAGAAAGTTATCCAGGGCGCCAAAACCGAGTCGGTTCCACTTGGAGAACTGAAAAAGCTTTCTGAAGAAAGAATGCTTATCTTCGACGAGGACCTTATGACCTTTGCTATGGGTAACTGCATTACCCTTGAAGATACAAACGGAAACCGCAAGCTTTTGAAAAAGCGATATGAGCAGAAAATCGATGCTGTTGCGGCAATGATGGATGCCTATATTGCTTATAAACTCAATCGAGATGCATTTGAATAAGGAGGTGGTCAAGTTGGATGAGATGTACCATCACGGTATTCTCGGTCAGAAATGGGGCGTTCGCCGTTTCCAGAATAAAGACGGAACTTTGACCTCCGCAGGTCAAAAGCGTTTGGAAAAGAAAGATGCAAAGTGGGCTCATAAAAACCATGACAAAATCGTGTCTAAAGCCCGCAAAGATGTTTCCAAAGAACTCGATCAGTATGCCAATCAACTATTAAAAAATCCTTCTTCCGTGACATCGAAAGGTAAAATCAGCTCCTCAGCTATCAATTCCTATAACCGGAAAATGGCAGAGTTGATGAATGAGTCTGTTAAAAATGTTACCGCACCTTCAGGGCGTGTCGTTCAATTCGTTGCAAAACGAGGCGAAGTCGGTGTACATATGGCTCTGGCTGACAGAGGCTATGATATACAGCAGCTGAAGAACGGTATCTGGGCTTCCGGTCGAGTTGCTTATAAGAAGAAAAATGTTGATATGGTTTAAGGAGGTGATGATTCAAAATGGAGATGTCTTTTGGTTCCAGACTGAAACATGCTTGGAATGCATTTACCGGTAATGTTCAAATGAATTACCGGGATTTAGGCATGAGCTATTCATACCGAGCCGACCGACCAAGAATGTCCAGAGGCAATGAAAGATCGATCGTTACATCGGTTTATAACCGAATTGCGCTTGATGTTGCTGCACTGAATGTTCAGCATGTCCGTCTGGATGGAAATGGGCGTTTTCTTTCGGTCATCGATGACGGATTGAATAATTGCCTCACTTTGGAAGCAAATGTCGATCAGACGGCACGATCATTTATTCAGGATGTAGTTATTTCTATGTTTGATGAAGGAAGCGTGGCAATCGTTCCGGTCGACACGACGACTGACCCAAATGTGTCCGGTTCGTATGACATACAGTCTCTGCGTGTCGGACAGATTTTGGACTGGTATCCACAGCATATTCGCGCTCGTGTGTACAATGAACAGACGGGTAGAAAAGAAGATATTGTGGTACCAAAAAGTGCAGTGGCTATCATTGAGAATCCGCTGTACGCAGTTATCAATGAGCCGAACTCAACTATGCAGCGGCTCATTCGTAAACTTAACCTACTTGATGTCATTGATGAACAGAGTGGATCTGGAAAGCTCGATTTGATTATTCAGCTTCCTTACGTCATCAAGACTGAAGCAAGGCGTCAACAAGCCGAAAATCGGCGTAAAGATATAGAAAACCAGTTGTCAGGTTCAAAGTATGGTATTGCTTACACCGATGGTACTGAGCATATCACGCAGTTGAATCGTTCCGTGAACAACAACCTAATGTCCCAGATTGAATACTTGACGAGTATGCTATACAGCCAGTTGGGGATCACTCAGAGCATTTTGGATGGAACAGCGGACGAGAAGACAATGCTGAACTATAACAACCGGACAATCGAGCCGATCATTTCCGCTATTGTTGATGAGATGAAACGAAAGTTTCTGACCAAAACTGCCCGATCACAACATCAGTCAATTTCATTTTTCAGAGACCCGTTCAAACTGGTTCCTGTCAATGACATTGCTGAAATTGCTGACAAGTTTACGAGAAATGAAATCATGACTTCGAATGAAATTCGTCAGGTAGTCGGTATGAAACCCTCTGAAGATTCGAGAGCAGATGAACTCAGAAATAAGAATCTGAGTGCACCATCTGGTTCCAATCAGCAGTCGGAAGAAATGCCTATTGCCGAAGTTGATTCAGTTGGAGACTCAGCAAGTGATTTGGACGACAAAATCTCTAAGCAAAAATCGAAAAAGTAAGGAGGAAATTCAAAATGAGTAGACCTTTTTCGGTTGAGGCTTGTGATTTCAGCGGCTGGGCAACCCGAAACGACCTTAAGTGTTCTGATGGACGAGTAATTCGTCGGGACGCCTTTAAGAATAACGACGGTATTAAAGTCCCGCTGGTCTGGAATCATCAGCACAACAGTCCTCGTGATGTTCTCGGTCATGCATGGCTTGAGAACCGTGAGGAAGGTGTTTACACCTATGGCTTTCTCAATGACACCGCCGATGGTGAAATTGCAAAAGTCCTTATCAAGCATGGTGACATCTGTGCTCTGTCCATTTACGCCAATCAGCTCCAGCAGGCTGGTTCCGATGTGCTGCATGGTTGTATTTGCGAAGTGAGCCTGGTGCATAAGGGTGCTAACCCCGGTGCATTTATCGATTCTATGCTGAAGCACGGTGAAATGTCCGATGATGAAGCTATCATCTATACCGGAATGCCTCTTTGCCTTTCCCATTCTGCCGAGTCTAAGGATGAGCAGAAAGAAGAGGAAAAGAAGGAGGATGCCAAAGAGGACAAGCCTGCTGAAAACAAGGAAGAGAAGAAGGACAATGAAGAAACGATCGCTGATGTGATCGATTCCATGTCTGAGAAGCAGCAGAATGTCATGTATGCACTTATCGCACAGGCTCTCGAAGGTGAACCCGAAAAGGAATCCAAAGATGATTCCGACAACAAATCTGAATCCAATAAGGAGGATAACACAATGAAACATAATGTCTTTGACAACGATCAGCAGAAGAAGACCGAGGTTCTGTCTCACGCTGACCAGGCAAGCATCATTTCCATGGCTAAGTCCAACAGCGTCGGCAGTCTCCGTACTGCTATGGACATCTACGCAGAGCAGAATCCTGACAGCGTTCTGGCTCATGGCATCGATGGCATCGAAACCCTGTTCCCCGAGTATAAGGATGTTCGTCCCGGTGCTCCTGAACTGCTTACCACTGACCAGGGTTGGGTAAACGAGGTTCTGAAGAAGGTTCATAAGAGCCCTATCTCTCGTATCCGTACCCGTCAGGCTGACCTGCGTAACATCGAAGCTCTCCGCGCCAAGGGCTATAAGAAGGGTACCAAGAAGGGTTATGTCGGCAATATTCAGCTGCTCCACAGAACGACTGATCCTCAGACCGTGTATGTAAAGAGCAAGCTTGACCGTGACGACATCATCGATATTCAGGACTTCGATGTGGTACAGTACCTGTATGGTATTGACCGTATGAACCTGAACGAGGAACTGGCTACGGCTATCATGATCGGTGACGGTCGCGAGGTCGGTGCTGACGGTAAGATCGCTGAGGATAAGATCCGCCCGATCTGGCTGGATGACGAGCTGTATACCATTCATGCTGACGTTGACATTGCCGGTATGAAGACTACGCTCCAGGGCACCAACACTTCTGCCAATTTCGGCGAGAATTACATCTATGCAGAAGCCGTGATTCAGTCCCTGCTGTATGCTCGTGAGAAGTATAAGGGCTCCGGTACTCCTGACTTCTACTGCACGCCTCATCTGGTCAATGTCATGCTGCTTGCCCGTGACCTGAATGGTCGCCGCATCTATGACAAGGTCAGCGATCTGGCTGCGGCTCTGAACGTTGGTCAGATCATTACTGCTGAGCAGTTCGAGGGTAAGACTCGTACTACTACGGACAGCAAGACCAAGAAGCTTCTGGGTCTGATGGTCAACCTGGCCGACTATTCTCTGGGTGCCACTAAGGGCGGTGAAATCACTCATTTCACTGATTTCGATATTGACTTCAACCAGGAGAAGAGCCTGCTGGAGACTCGTTGCTCCGGCGCCAACACTCGTGTCATGTCCGCTATCGCTCTGGAAGAGGATGTCACTGCCACTATTGGCGGCTAAACTCAGCGAGGAGTGAAAATTCAAAATGGCTAAATTTTATGGAGTAATTGGCTACGCTGTAACGGAAGAGACTAAGCCGGGTGTTTGGGCGGAGAGGATCATCGAGCGTATGTACTATGGTGATTTAACCCGTAACACCCGTAGGCTTCAGTCGGCGGAACAACTCAACGACAACATCAATGTTGCGAATGAGATCAGTATCGTAGCCGATCCATTTGCCAATGAGAATTTTCATTCGATGAGGTATGTTGAGTTTATGGGTGCTAAATGGAAAGTCACAAGCGTTGAAGTTCAGTACCCAAGACTTATACTGACTGTGGGAGGTGTATACAATGGCGAGCAGGCTTGATCTGCAAGCTTTCCTGGAAGAAATCCTTGAAAGCAGAAATGTGTATTTTCAACCTCCAGAGTCGGTAAAAATGAAATACCCCGCTATCGTTTATGCACTTGACGACATTGAGAATGTGTACGCCGATAACGGGGTTTATTCATCTCACAGACATTATTCGGTCACCGTCATTGACTCTGATCCGGATAGTGAGCTTGTCGGTAAGGTGGTTTCTATACCTACCTGCCGATTTGAACGATATTATGCAAGCGAGAACCTGAATCACTGGAATTTCTCGCTCTATTTCTGATAAGGAGGAATATCTTTATGTCCAAAATCATTTGGGATAAAACTGGCGAGCGCCTGTACGAAACCGGCTGTGACCATGGCGTTCTCTATCCGATGCAGACCGGCGGCGTTTATAACAAGGGCGTCGCATGGAATGGTCTGACTGCCGTTACCGAGAGTCCTTCCGGGGCCGAGGCTTCCCCGATTTACGCTGACAACATCAAGTATGTCAACCTGGTTTCAAACGAGGAATTCGGTGCTACTGTCGAGGCGTATATGTATCCTGACGAGTTTGCCGAGTGTGATGGTTCCGTTGAGATCATGCCCGGTATGTACGCCGGTCAGCAGTCCCGTAAGACTTTCGGCCTGGCATATCGTACCATTCTGGGTAACGATACCGATCTGAACGATTACGGTTATAAGCTGCATCTGGTTTATGGCTGCCTGGCAGCGCCTTCTGAAAAGGGTTACAGCACAGTCAACGACAGTCCTGAGGCGGCTACTCTGTCCTGGGAGATCAGCACCACACCGGTCTCTATCAACAAGCTGGTCAACGGTAAGAAGTTGAAGCCGACAGCCACGCTGACCTTTGACTCCACTAAGTTTAGTGCCGAGTTCATGACTAAGCTGGAAGAGATCCTGTACGGTAAGGACCCGACCACCGATGGCGGTAACGATGGTGTCGAGCCTCGTCTGCCTCTGCCTGATGAGATCATTGAGATCTTCGATAAGCTTCAGGCTGCCGGCTAATTTGTAAGAATTATGGAGCCGTATTCAGGTAAGCTGGCGGCTCCTACTTTTTTAATTTGAAAGGAGAAAATTTCAATGACTAAGGAAACTATCACTTACACCGATCTGAATGGTGTTCAGAGAACCGAAGATTTTTACTTCGACCTGTCCAAGCCTGAAATCGTAAAGATGCAGGCGAGCGCTAAGGGCGGCTATGATGTTCAGCTTAAGAGTATCGCTGCCAGTCCGAATGGGGCGCTTATTATGGAGTTCTTCGAGAACTTTATTAAGACCGCCTATGGCGAGAAGAGTGACGATGGCAGACGCTTCATGAAGTCCGAGGAAATTTCCAGAAGCTTTATGGAAACTCCCGCTTATGAGGTGCTGTTTGAAAAGCTTGTCACCGATGCCAGTGCCGCATCCGAATTTGTCAACCGTGTGATGCGTGCCAACGGCAATAAGCAGGCTGCACCCGTCGCATCTAATTAAAGAAGACTCGGAGGACTAAGGAATGCTGAAAATCACTGTGCCGGCTGCCGAGTTTTGGGATGAAATCCATGAGGAATTTGTCTACAAGAAAGAGCAGACTTTGCAGTTGGAGCATTCCTTAGTCTCTCTTTCAAAATGGGAAAGCAAATGGAATAAGGTATTTCTCGGAAAGCAAGAAAAAACTGATGAGGAAATTCTTGATTATGTGCGATGTATGACCTTAACCCAGAATGTCGATCCCGAAGTATATACTCGGCTGTCTGCTGAAAACTACGCCGCCATCAATGCGTATATCGAAGCACCTATGACCGCCACTTGTCTTATCGAGGACAAGCAGACCAGAGGTCATAAAGAAACGGTTACATCAGAGCTTATTTACTACTGGATGATTTCTTATAACATTCCTGTGGAGTTTCAAAAATGGCATCTAAACCGACTGTTGACTCTCATACGGGTATGCAATGTCAAGAACTCTCCGCCTAAACGAAGAAGTAAGCGTGAAATGTGGAATCGGAATGCAGCTATTAACGCTGCTAATCGAAAACGCTTTGGCTCTAAGGGGTGATTGAATGAACAGACGATGCCGAAAATGTGTGTTAAGGCGAGTTTGCCATAAGAAACAGCCTTACAATAACTGGCTTAAAACTTTTACCAAAAAAGCAGTAGCAATCATTCTGGTGGTTTCACTGATTGATCTGCAACTGTCTTATGTGCTTGCGTTTATGGGGCAAGTACAAATTGCGGAATCGCTTTCCAGCACAATAGCGTCGACCGTTGTCGGGGTTATGCTTGGCTACTTCTTCAAAGCCCTTTTCGAAACATTCTTCGAAAAGCGTGAAGAACGACTCAAGCAGGAAAGCGAACCAGAAGAAAATACGAATTATGAGGAGGTTTAGTTATGCCTATCAGTTTTTTGACTACAGCACTGTTGATCGTATCCGTTATCACGAATCTGACAGTGGAGGGCATTAAGAAGCTGCTTGACGGAACGAAGGTCAAGTATTCTTCTAATGTTCTTGCGGCAGTTCTGTCCGTCCTGATCGCCTGTGCTGTTAGCGTGATTTACCTTATCATGACCGACACGGTCTTTACTATGAAGATTGGGGTTGAGATCGTCGTTCTGATGTATCTGGGCTTCCTGATCTCTACGGTCGGTTATGACAAGGTTATTCAGATGCTGAAACAGATTCAGAGCGTGAAGGAGGAAACGAAAAATGAGTAACAGCCCTTTGGTATCCTATACCAAGTTAAGTCCTAATCATTCCGGGCAGAGAACCCATGTCGTCGACCGTATCACGCCTCATTGTGTAGTCGGTCAGTGCTCTGTAGAGACTCTGGGTAATATTTTTGCTCCGACTTCCCGACAGGCTTCTTGTCAGTATGGTATCGGCGTGGATGGTCGAGTGGGTATGTATGTGGAAGAAAAGAACCGTTCCTGGTGTTCTTCCTCTAATGCAAATGACCAGCGTGCAATCACAATCGAGTGTGCCAGCGATGCCACACATCCTTATGCATTCAACGATACTGTATATGCGAAACTGATCGAGCTTTGCACAGACATTTGCAAGCGTTACGGAAAAACCAAGCTGCTCTGGTTCGGCGATAAGACTAAGACTCTGAACTACGAGCCGGCTTCCAATGAAATGGTTCTGACCGTACATCGTTGGTTTGCCAATAAGAGTTGCCCTGGTGATTGGATGTATGCTCGAATGGGAGATCTTGCGTCCAAAGTTACGGCTAAGCTTGGGGGCTCTGTTGGCGGAACTGAGAAGCCTGCCGATAATCAGGCACTTTATCGAGTGCAGACAGGAGCCTTCAGCAATAAGACGAATGCAGATGCAATGCTTCAGAAGGTGAAAGCTGCCGGTTTTGATACTTACATGGTTAAGGTCGATAATCTTTACAAGATTCAGGTCGGCGCATTCAGTAAGAAAGCAAATGCTGACGCTATGGCTGCAAAGCTGAAAGCTGCTGGTTTTGACACCTATATAACAACTAAAAGTGGGACGGCAGTCTCTGCATCTTCTGCGAAGAAAAGCACTGACCAGATCGCCCGCGAAGTAATTCAGGGTCTGTGGGGTAACGGCGTGGACAGGACTAATCGTCTGAAGGCGGCTGGTTACGATCCTTCCGTAATACAGAATCGGGTTAATCAGCTTCTTAAATAAGGAGGTCCGTGAATGATAAGGTTCAGTCACAAGGGAGACTTCTCTAAGGTTACACGCTTTTTGGAGAGGGCAAAAGAAGTGGTCCATCTCGGAGACCTCGACAAGTATGGCCGAGAAGGGGTCGCTGCTCTTGCGTCTGCAACGCCTGTCGATTCCGGTTTGACCGCCAGTTCATGGTATTACGAGATCGTAAACCGAAATGGATCTGCAAAGATCACCTTTTACAACTCAAATATTCAAAATGGGGTTCCAATTGCGATCATTCTGCAATATGGTCACGGGACTCGCAACGGGGGCTGGGTACAGGGTCGAGATTACATCAATCCTGCTATCCAGCCTATTTTCGATAAAATTGCAAATGAAGCATGGAAGGAGGTTACGAAGCTATGAGTAAAACTATCGACGAAAGAGTCGTAGAAATGCGGTTTGACAATAAGCAGTTTGAGAGCAATGTTCAAACCAGTTTGTCCACCATTGAAAAATTAAAGAAAAGTTTGGATATGGACGGCGCTACAAAAGGTCTTGAAAGCATTGACAGTGCTGCTAAGAAAGTCGATATGTCGGGGCTTGGCTCTGCGGTTGAAACAGTAAAGACTCGATTCTCGGCATTGGAGATCATGGCTGTAACCGCCCTTGCAAACATCACCAACTCAGTTGTAAATACCGGTAAACAGATGCTCCACTCCTTGACAATCGAACCCATTAGTCAGGGCTTTGAGGAATACGAGCTGAAGATGGGGTCAATTCAGACCATCATGATGAGTACCGGCGCCTCTCTTGAAGAAGTTAATAAGTATCTTCAGGAATTGAACACATATTCGGATAAGACCATTTACTCCTTCCAGGATATGACTTCCAACATCGGTAAATTTACCAACGCTGGTGTCGGTCTTGAGGATGCGGTTATGGCTATTCAGGGTGTGTCGAATGTTGCCGCAGTGTCTGGTGCTAACGCAAATGAGGCATCCCGTGCCATGTATAACTTTGCACAGGCACTGTCTGCCGGTTATGTTAAGCTGATTGACTGGAAATCCATTGAGAATGCTAATATGGCAACCGTTGAGTTTAAGACTCAGCTTCTTGAGTCGGCTGTTGCCTGCGGCACCTTGACTAAAACTGCTGACGGCATGTATAAGACGGTCAAGGGTAATGTCATCGATGCCACACACGGATTCAATGATTCTTTGCAGGATCAGTGGATGACCACGGAAGCTCTTGTCGGCACGCTTCGTAATTACGCCGATGAAACAACTGAAATAGGTGCGAAAGCATTCGCTGCTGCGCAGGATGTTAAGACGTTCACCCAGTTAATGGACACTCTGAAGGAAGCCGTAGGCTCCGGATGGGCGAACACATGGGAAATTCTGTTCGGTGATTTTGAAGAAGCCAAAGAGCTTTGGACTGGGCTCAGTCAGGTTATTGGCGGATTTATTGATGCCTCAGCAGATGCTCGTAATGAAATGTTGCAAGGATGGAAAGATCTTGGCGGAAGAACCAAACTGATCGAAGCACTCAAAAATGCTTTTGAAGGTGTTCAGAGCGTTATTAAGCCGATCTATGAGGCATTCCGTGAGATATTTCCCCCGACCACAGCCAAGCAGCTTTATGATATCACCGAAAATCTGCGAAAATTTACAGCAAATTTGAAGCTTAGCGATACAGCTTCAGCAAATCTAAAATCCACTTTCAAAGGCTTGTTTGCGATCTTGGATATCGTTAAGCAAGCCTTTTCCGCTATATTTACAGCAATCAAACCGTTGTTCGGTGGGTTTGGAACGCTCGGAGATGGAATTCTTGGTTTCACCGGCGGGATTGGCGATGCTATTGTGGCGTTTGATGAGTTTATCAAAACAAGCGGAGCCTTCCAGAAAGTCGGCGAAGGCATTGCTACGGTCATTCAGACAATTATGACCGCTTTATCGACACTGAAGAACAAGATCAAAGAGAAATTCGAATCTGCCAATTTCGAGCTATTCCACTCTTTACTTGAGCGAATTCATGAGAGAATGGCTCAGGTTGGAGAAGCTGCCGGCGAGATGAAATCTGGGGTTATTGTTGCCTTTGAAGTCATTGGCGAAACTCTTGCTAATTGTCAGTTTGTTCAGCTTCTTTCTGCCGTATGGAACGCCGTTAAAACGATTGGCAGCGGTATTGTGAAAATCCTCGGCGAACTCGGCAGCTCCTTGGCGAAGAATCTCGGCGAAGCCAATTTCAGTGGAATCATTGATCTACTGAACGGAATCTCCTTCGGTGCTATTGCGGTCGGCATCACGAAGTTTGTCGGCACCTTCCGAGAAGCTATCGAAGACATCGGTAGTTTCAAAGAATCTTTTATCGGGATTCTCGATAGCGTCCGAGGATGCTTTGAAGCTTACCAGAATCAGTTACAGGCAGGTACATTGCTGAAAATTGCATCGGCTATTGCCATTCTCACAGCATCTTTGGTTGCACTTAGTCTCGTAGATAGCGAAAAGCTGAATGTGGCTCTTGGAGCAATCACTGTACTGTTTGCTGATCTTCTCGCTTCTATGGCGGTGTTTAACAAGATCAGTGGTCAGGCAACCGGTGTGATGAAGAGCGTAACGGCTATGCTCGGTATCGCTACGGCAGTGCTGATTTTGGCAAGTGCGCTTAAAAAGATTGCTGACCTGGATGCAAAGCAGCTTGCTACTGGTCTGATCGGTGTTGCAGGTCTAACAACTATGATGGTTGCCGCAGCCAAGGCTATGAGCTCTAATAGCAAAACCATCATTAAAGGTGCCACTCAAATGGTTATCTTTGCTGCTGCAATTAAAATTCTTGCTTCTGTTTGTGAGCAACTTGCTCAACTGGATTGGAATCAGCTTGCCAAAGGTCTTGTGGGTGTCGGTGTTTTGCTGGCAGAAGTTTCTCTGTTCCTGAGAACTGCAAAATTCAGCGGCAAATCCATTACTACAGCTACCGGCATTGTAATTCTTTCAGCAGCAATTAAAGTGCTGGCTTCTGCCTGCAAGGACTTCGGCGAAATGAAATGGGAAGACATCGGTAAGGGGCTTGCCTCTATTGCCGCCCTTCTTGCCGAGATCACCGTGTTCACAAAACTTACCGGTAATGCTCAAAATGTCATTTCTACGGGTGTGGCATTGATCGCAATTGCCGCTGCTATGAAAATCCTCGCTTCTGCGGTTAAGGATTTCTCAACTATGCAGTGGGATGAGATCGCTCGTGGTCTAACTGCTATGGCGGGTGCGCTCGCTGCGATCACTGTGGCAGTTAAATTCATGCCGAGTAATATGGCTGGTATCGGTGCCGGTTTGGTGATCGTTGCTGCGGCACTTGTCGTTCTTGCAACAGCTCTTGAGAAGATGGGAAATCTGAGCTGGGAGCAGGTGGCAAAGGGTCTTATTACTCTCGGTGGAGCAATGACTATTCTTGCCATTGGGTTAAACGCTATGACAGGCACTCTTGCCGGTTCTGCGGCTCTGCTCGTTGCTGCGAGTGCACTCTTGGTGCTCACTCCGGTACTGGCTATTCTCGGTGCCATGAGTTGGAGCTCCATCGTAAAAGGTCTCGTTACCCTGGCTGGCGCATTTGCCGTCCTCGGTGTTGCAGGTGCTGTACTCACTCCGCTGGTTCCTTCTATTCTTGCTTTGAGTGGCTCTTTGGCACTGATTGGAGTAGCAGTTGTCGGCATTGGTGCCGGTCTTGCTTTGGCAGGTGCAGGCTTATCTGCTTTGGCAGTAGGTTTGACAGCTCTCGCTGCTGCGGGAACCGCCGGTGCTACAGCTATCGTTGCTTCTTTGACCGTTATTATCACGGGAGTAGCAGGGCTTATCCCCGCTATTGTGGCTAAGATCGGTGAGGCGATTGTCGAATTCTGCAAAGTTATCGCAGATAGTGCAGGTGCCATTGGAGAAGCAGTTAAGGCGGTTGTTCTTATGCTGGTGGATGTGCTCGTTGAGTGTGTCCCGGCTATCGCTGATGGAGCATTGAAGCTTATTGCTGGTGTTCTTGAAGCATTGGTGGAATATACCCCGTCCATTGTAGACTCTATCTTCCAGTTCCTTATCGCTGTACTTGAGGGCGTTGCTAAGAATCTTCCCGGTCTGATTCAGGCTGCGGTGGATGTGTTGATGGCATTTTTCTCAGGTATTGTAGACGCGCTTAAGGGTATCGATACAGAAACTCTTCTTCAGGGAATCGTCGGTATCGGTCTGCTTGCAGCGATTATGGCGGCTTTGAGTGCAGTGGCTGCTCTTGTTCCAGGTGCAATGTTGGGCGTTCTCGGTATGGGTGCTGTCATCGCTGAACTTGCTCTTGTACTCGCTGCGGTCGGCGCTTTGGCGCAAATTCCGGGCTTGAACTGGCTTATCAACGAAGGAGGCAATCTGCTTCAGGGAATTGGCACGGCAATCGGTAAGTTTGTTGGCGGTATCGTCGGCGGCTTTATGAGTGGCGTATCCAGTCAATTCCCGCAAATTGGTTCTGACCTTTCCGGTTTCATGACCAATGTTCAGCCGTTCCTTGACGGTGCGGCTTCTATAGATCCGGCTATGTTGGACGGCGTCAAGGCTCTTGCAGAAACAATTCTTATCCTGACAGCCGCAAATATTTTGGATGGACTGACCTCGTGGTTCACCGGCGGAAGTTCGCTCTCCGGCTTTGCTGAAGAGATGGTTCCGTTCGGAAAAGCCATGAAACAATTCTCTGATGAAATCAGCGGTATCGATGGAGAAGCAGTTTCTAATACTGCAATCGCAGGTAAGACTCTTGCAGAGATGGCTGATACGCTTCCTAATACCGGTGGCGTTGTTGGTTTCTTTGCCGGAGAAAACGACATGAATGCGTTCGGCGAACAGCTTATTCCATTTGGTCGCGCCATGCGTAACTTTGCAAACGAAGTTGCTGGAATTGACGCCAGTGTTATTACAGAAGCGGCTACCGCTGGTAAAGCACTTGCGGAGATGGCAAGCACTGTTCCGAATAGTGGCGGTGTTGTCGGCTTCTTCGCCGGAGAGAACGATATGGACGATTTCGGAGAACAGCTCGTTCCTTTCGGCAGAGCAATGAAGAATTTCTCCGATGCCGTTTCCGGACTGAAAGCCGATGTCATTCAAAATAGCGTTACCGCAGGTCAGGCTTTGCTTGAACTTGCAAATACGGTACCGAATACGGGCGGTGTTGTATCCTGGTTTACAGGCGATAACGACCTTGAGACCTTTGGTGAACAACTCGTTCCATTTGGTACTGCAATGAAAAACTATTCTTTGGCTGTAACAGGATTGGACGCATCCGTTGTCACAAACTCTGCAAATGCAGCCAAAGCTCTGGTCGAACTTTCAAACAATTTGCCGAATAGCGGCGGCATCGTATCCTGGTTTACAGGAGATAACGATATTGCAAGCTTCGGTGAGCAGTTAGTATCTTTCGGACAGTCATTTGCTGCATACTACACCAGTGTCAGCGGAGTGGATGTGGCTAAGTTGAGTGGCGTGGTTGTTGAGTTCAGAAACCTTGTGGACTTGGCAAACGGCATTAAGAGCGTTGATACAAGCGGAATGTCTACATTTGCTCAAAATCTTACGAATTTGGGCAATGCGGGTATTGACGGCTTCATCAATGCTTTTACGAATGCGAATTCTCGTGTAAGCACCGCTGCAAACACAATGGTTACTACATTCATCAATGCCGCTAAAGCACAACAAGGGAATCTTACAAGCACCTTCACTACCATGATTAACGGCATTGTTACTACTTTTACAAGTAAGTACAGTCAGTTTACGGTCATGGGACAGACTATGATGACCAATTTTATCTCTGGTATTCGTACCGGAGACGCATCGGCTCGGTCGGCATTTGTCACAATCGTATCCGGTTGTCTGACAGCAATCCGAAATAAGTTCTACGAGTTTAACACCGTTGGACAGACTACGATGACAAACCTCATTGCTGGCATCCGAACAAAGAACCAGCTTGCGAAAGACGCCTTTGTTCAGATCATTAACAGTTGTCTGACAGCAATCCGGAACAAATACACCGACTTCTATAACGCCGGTAAGTATCTTGTTGAAGGGTTTGCCGCTGGCATTACCGCCAACACCTACATGGCTGAAGCGAGAGCAAGAGCTATGGCAAGAGCAGCGGCAGCGGCAGCAGAAGCGGAACTCGACATCAACTCACCGTCTAAAGTCGGTTATCGAATTGGTGGTTTCTTTGGTATGGGCTTTGTTAATTCTCTGATCGACTATACCGATAAGTCCTATGACGCCGGTGCATCTGTTGCAAAGTCGGCTAAAGAGGGACTTCGCAATGCGGTTTCCAAGATCGGTGACTTCATTGAAAACGGGATTGACTCTCAACCGACGATTCGACCGTTGCTTGATCTGTCCGATGTAACGGAGGGAGCCGGCAGGTTATCCGCACTTCTGAGCCGGAATCAGGCAATGAAGATCAGCGCCGGTATGGAGCGTGAGGGCGGCAGTGTCGTTCAAAATGGCGGTACTACACCTACCTCTGGAAACAACTACAATTTCACACAAAACAACTATTCGCCTAAGGCACTGTCGAGAATTGATATTTATCGTCAGACTAAGAACCAGTTCTCGGCATTGAAAGGATTGGTGGAAACATGATTCATTCATTCGCTATCACCAATTACTTAGGTGATAGAATCAAACTTGACTTGAGGGAGCCTGAGGTTTCGGGCTTCCTCATCAAGTCTGTAACCGGCTTAGGTCCGGTCAAAGCAACTGTCAACACGACGGAAGTCGTCACCAATGACGGCTCTATGTTTAACTCCGCAAGACTGAGTCAGCGGAACATCGTTTTCCAAATCGTATTTGTTGATACGGTTTATGGAGAAACTATCGAGGATGTGCGGCAGAAATCCTACAAATACTTTCCGGCAAAGAAAAATGTCGAGATCATTATCGAAACCGATAACCGATATGTACGAACAAGCGGCTATGTGGAATCGAACGAACCAAACATTTTCAGCTCGCAGGAAGGAACATCGATCTCAATCATTTGCCCTGATCCGTTCTTCTATTCAGCCGGAGAGGATGGAAACAATGTAACGGATTTCTACAGTATTGACCCGATGTTTGAGTTTCCGTTCTCAAATGAGTCACTGACAGAACCTTTACTTGTATTTGGTGAAATCCAAATCAAGACTGAGGGTGTCATCACTTACTACGGCGATGCCGAAATCGGTGTAACGATCTATATTCATGCAATCGGTCCGGCAAGCAACATCAATATTTACAATACCGAAACCAGAGAAGTTATGAAGATCGATACCGTGAAGCTTCAAAAGCTGACGGGAAAAGGTATTGTCGCAAGTGACGATATTGTTATCAACACTTCAAAGGGCGATAAGAGCATTACTTTGATTCGTGAAGGCGTTTCTTACAACATCCTGAACTGCTTGGACAAGAATACCGACTGGTTCACGCTGGCAAAAGGTGATAACATCTTCGCATTTACTGCTGACAGCGGCGTTACCAATCTTCAGTTCAGAATTGAAAACAAAGTCATCTATGAGGGGGTATAACTATGGAACTTTTGGTCTTAAACACCGACTTTGAGTCCATAGCCGTCATAGACACTTATGAATCCATGATATGGACTGACCGGTATAATTCATATGGAGATTTCGAGATATTCTTCGCTATGGATACACAACTCTTGCAGTATTTGAAAGAGGATTACTATCTGTGGCTGAAGGATTCGGAGCACTGTATGATTATCGAGGACATCAAGATCAATGCCGACACAGAGGAAGGAAATCATCTTATCGTTACAGGCCGATCGTTGGAGTCTATTCTTGAACGCCGCATCATCTGGGGGCAGCGAATCTTCAACGGAAATCTTCAAAATGGCATTCAGACGATGTTGAATGAGTGTATCATTTCACCGTCTATTGCCGATCGAAAGATTTCTAACTTTGTGTTCGTGCCTTCTGTCGACCCTAAAATCACAAGCCTGAAAATCGACAACCAATACACAGGTGACTGCCTGTATGATGTCATCAAAGGACTTTGTGAGGAAAACAATATAGGGTTCAAGATCGTACTGACAGATGAAAATAAGTTTGCATTCAGTCTGTATGCCGGCGTTGATCGCTCTTATGAGCAGACAGAAAATCCGTATGTTGTTTTCTCTCCGAACTTTGAGAACATCATCAACAGCAACTACTATTCATCCAAAGCGAGTTTCCGAAATGTAACCTTGGTCGCAGGAGAAGGTGAAGGGGCATCAAGGCGAACTGCTATCGTTGGCTCAGCTTCAGGGCTTGACCGGCGTGAACTGTTCACAGATGCTCGTGACATCTCGTCTGATACCGAAGACGGAAACCTCTCGGAGGCGGAATACATGGCTCAGCTTCAGACAAAAGGGTTGAAGAACCTGGTTGACCATATTGTGACTACCGCATTTGAAGGAGAAGTTGAAGTTACTCGACTGTTTAAGTATGGTGAGGATTTCTTTATCGGAGACATCGTTCAAATCGCCAATGAATATGGCAACGAGGGTTCAGCTTACATTTCAGAGCTGGTCATCTCGAACAGTGAGGAAGGATTGTCAATTTATCCGACCTTCAAAACTATTTCAAAGTAAGGAGGGAGAAACTGAATGAGTGTATCAAGCGGATTTTTCAATTCACTTAATGGTGACCGCAAATACAATGCCGCACAAATGTCGGCTATCTTTGACGGTCTCATCATTGATGGTGTATTTGCTTCTATCGGAACCGCTTTTGCTGTAAATGCAGCAGGCGGTCTTACCGTGAATGTTGGCATCGGCAAGGCTTGGTTCGACCATACATGGACAGTCAATGACAGTATTCTGCCGATGACTGCCCCGGAAGCAGAAGTGCTTCTTGACCGTATCGACGCCGTGGTCCTGGAAGTAAACGGAACTGAGTCGGTGCGTGAAAACACCATCAAATTTGTCAAAGGCAATCCATCCAGCGCACCGTCGAGACCGACTCTGACGAACGAGGGAAATGTCCATCAGTACCCTCTCTGTTATATTTACAGAAAATACGGTACCGCGGTCATTAACCAAGCTGACATTACCCCTATGGTCGGCACGGAGTCCACGCCGTTTGTAACAGGAATTCTTCAGACGATCAGTTTGGATGAGCTGCTTGGCAAATGGCAGGACGAGCTTGACCGTTTCACCGATGCACGATCTCGGGAGGTTGACGACTGGATCGCTCAGGAGGAAAGCGACTTCACGACTTGGTTCAATGAAATGAAAGCTGACCTTCAGCGGGAGCAGACTGTTCTTGACCAGTGGATCGCATCGGAGCAGGCTGATTTCCTCGCCTGGTACAATCAGATGAAAGATCAGCTCAGCGGTGATGTCGCCGGTAATCTGCAACTTGAAATCGACAAGGAAGAAGTCAAGCGGATTTTGCTGGTTGGCTTTGAAGACGGAACCAAGGAGTTTTCGGACGACGGTACTGTTATTACTTCTACTGCAAGTGACGGCAGAACTTTGACGAAGACTTTCTCTGATGGATTCCTAACCATGACAAATGTGCTGAAGAGCGCAGCAGGGGCAGAAGTGGCGAGAGCCGTCAAGACTTTTGACTCTGATGGCAAGCTTATCAGCACCGTTGTAACTTATTCTTAAAGCGAAAGGAGAATAATCAAAATGGCAGAAGAAGATCTGATTTTCGGTAAAAACCGACACTTCTTCGGCGGCATTGAGCCGTCCAATATGCTGACATTCAGCGTGGCTGTTGAGAGTGGCGTTGTGAAAGTCACAGCAACACTTCCCAACGATACGGTCGTGAATAACCAGACACTCTGCACCGTGGAAGGTGCAATTATCCGGAGGAAGACAACCGATTATCCTAAGGATGAGTTCGACGGCGATCTGGTCGCCAACATCAAGGCGTCTACTGTCTTTGCTGACAGTGGCGCTTCCCCCACCGGAACTTACTACTATGCAGCGTTCCCTTATACCACGCAGGGCGTGTATAACCGGAACAAGGCTAACCGTGTAGTCGTGAATGAACCGGAACCGATGCAGGAGTTTTCCGCTAAGTCGGTATATGTTTCGGCATCTGACACCGTTAAGGTTGAAATCACGGCAAAGCTGCCGAACGGTGTTGCCGGTGCAGTTATTCAAAGGAGCACGACTGGTTATCCTGCCAGCGAGACTGAGGGTGAACTGTTCAAGAACATCACTGCGAACGGTACTTACACAGATACCAATGTAACGGTCGGCGTAGTCTATTACTACTCTGCATTCCCTTACACGAGTACCGGCGCCTATAACCGCAGCGAAGCGAACAGAACCAGCGTAACTCCCAAGAAGAGAGATTATCTGTTTGGCTACGACTTGGTCAAGGCGACTTCCAGCCCTACCGGACGAGTAACTTATCCTTCTGATGTGGACAATGCAGCGTTTACCCCGGCGGCTATGAATTTCAGCACCGGTAAGTTCAACTATGGCGGTTGGGCGTTTGATCCGGGCGAAAAGTTTATGCCTCGTCCCTGTATGCTGACCTATGCCGGCGTCGTAGACCATTACCTCAATCCTGACGACTACACTAAGAAGGTCGACGGTTCTGCTTCTAAGGTCGCAGATACTTCCTTTGGCGGCAATGCCATGATGGAATGGCCGAAGATCTATACGAAGCGTTGGGAGTCGAACGGTGTCTATCATTTCCGTTGTTCTGACACCCCGCAGGATGATGATTGGGATTGCTGGTGCAACTATGACCGCAATAATAACCAGATCGATCATTTCTACACCCCCATCTATTTCGGGTCTCTGGTTTCCGGCAGACTGCGCTCTATCAGCGGGGCGGCTAACAGTGTGAGCACTACGGCGGCTAATGAAATTACCTATGCGAAGGCAAACGGTAACGACTGGTATACTGAGGTGCTGGCTGACAGACTGCTGCTCCAGGATCTGTTGGTTATGATGGCTCGTTCTACTGAGTGTCAGACTGCATTCGGCTACGGACGATGCAAGAGTTCCAACAGCAATGCTATTGCCCCCGGTACGATGAACAACAAGGGCATGTTCTGGGGTTCTAATGACCAGACTTCCGGTGTGAAGGTCTTCGGTATGGAGAACGTTTGGGGTAACCTGTGGCGTCGTACTGCCGGCTGGATCAATGCCAATGGTACGCAGAAGGTCAAGCTGACTCGTGGTACTCACGATGGTTCCACTGCAACCGACTACAATACGGATGGCAGCGGTTATAAGGCTATCGCAAATGCTACTCCGGCTGGAACTTCTGGTGGCTACATCAGCAGCATGAAGACAGAAGCATTCGGACGACTGCCAGTCACCGCAAGCGGTTCGAGCAGCACTTATGAGGCTGACGGTATGTGGTTTAACAACAGCCAGATCGATTACGCGTGTGTCGGCGGTACCTGGGGCAATGACCTGATGGTCGGTCCTTTCTGCGCTAATCTGGGCGCTGCGGCGTCCGATTCGGGCTCGGCCCTTGGCGCGGCTCTCTCTTGTAAACCGCTTGCCGCTGCGTAAGCAGCGAGGAGAGGACGGGAGAACCTTAGGTTCGCCGGGTAAACGAAAACAATTAAATATTAGGGGTATACACTGCGCCCAGCGCGTATGTCGGCGGTAACTGGAACAATGACCTGATGGTCGGTCCTTTCTACGCTAATCTGAACAATACGGCGTCCAATTCGAACTCGAACAATGGCGCGGCTCTATCTTATCCATAAGAAGCTCTCAGTAATGCAGTGTATACCGTCATTTCAAAATGGCAAGAGATATCCGCATCTCTTCCTCACCACTTGGTGAAAATTAACTCGGTGCAAGCATCTGTAAGTAGCTGAGAATAAGTCGAAAGCGGATGAGAGGATAAGAGAGAACATGAAATCCTATAACCACTTGTACGAAAAAACAATATCCGAAACGAACCGACGGTATGCCATGTCACAAGCAAAGCACAGCAAGAGATTCCGGAAAATCATGAAACACCGGCACATGTCTGACGATGCCGCAGTTGAACGATCCTTAGACTGGATAGTCAACTACGAAAACGCCGAGCATGTGCCGGTTTATATTTATGACGGAATCACCCGTAAGGAGCGTACTATTATTGTCCCTACGATGGAAGAGCTGCTTGTTCAGCACTGCATCGTGAATGCCATGAAGCCAATGTTCTGCAAGGGAATGTATGAACACAGCTATGCCAGTCTTCCTGGAAGGGGTGCCCATAAAGGAAAGCAGGTAATTGAGAAATGGATCAGGACTGACTCGAAGAATTGCAAGTATGTCCTCAAAATGGATATTCGACATTTCTTCGATTCTATTCCACACGATCGTTTGAAAGCCAAGTTGAAGAAGACCGTTCATGACGAGAAGATGCTGGATTTACTATTCCACATTATCGATGTCACAGAGGTTGGTATTCCACTTGGCTTTTATACTTCTCAATGGCTTTCTAACTGGTATTTGCAGGGCTTAGATCACTTCATCAAGGAGCAGCTCTGTGCCGTACACTATATGCGCTACATGGATGACATGGTCGTTTTTGGAAGTAACAAGAGGGTTTTGCACCGTATGAGGCAAGCTATTTCCGATTATCTGGAAATGGAGCTTGGCTTAGAACTTAAAGCGAATTGGCAAGTCTTTCGCTTCTCCTATGGTAACAACCAAGGGCGTGACCTGGACTTCATGGGCTTTCGCTTTTATCGTAATCGAACGATTCTTCGGAAATCCATCATGTACAAGGCCACGAGAAAAGCTCGCAAAATCTCCAAAAAGGAGAAAGCAACCATACTCGATGCTCGGCAAATGTTGTCGTATCTCGGCTGGATTGACTGCACCGATACCTATTTGATGTATCGGAAGTGGATAAAACCGTGTATCAATTTCCAGCAATTAAAGAGAAAAGTCTCACGATATGACAAATACGATGAGAAGCGGGTATATCAAAAACTCGTCAGTCTTTACACTGCGAAAGGAGGAAAGTCGCATGGAGTTAAATTACAAGTATGCCGAGAGCACAGTCCAACCGACTGCACTTGAGGTTACTGTTGGAACCGTATATCTCCGCAAGGACATTACGAGTATTACACGAACTTCAGAACAGGGCGATAAAACCACTTACTGGACTTATAAGGAAGCGGCGCTGACCCCTCAGGAGTTCAATGAATACACCAATCTGCTTATGGCTGAAAACGCCATTAAAGGTACAAATGATTCGGACAACATTGTTCAGATCATGGCAGGTCAGGAAACTGGTGATTCCCAGCAGCTTGCTATCATGGAAGCAATTGCTGATCTGTATGATGCCGTCGCAGCAATGATTCCTGAATGAGGAGGTAGCAAAAATGGTCAATCTTTACGCCACGCTTATCATCAATAAGCGCAGAACCTTCGACCAGGTGCCTGATAAATTCAAGGCGGATGTCGAGGCAAAATTGTTAGAATATGGCTACGATACCAACGGCGATCTTATCGCTGAGGAGGAGTAACCATGTTTTATATTTTATCCAAAATTTTGATAGGAGGTAACAACATGGTAGCACTGTATGTCGCACTCATCATCGCAGGTCGTCGGACCTTTAATCAGGTTCCGGCAAAGTTCAAGGCTGCTGTCAAGGCTGATTTGGAAGCTCTCGGCCTTGACGAAAATGGTAATCCTGTGGATTAACCGAAATTGGCAGGGGGTCTACTTCAAAGTGGACTCCCTCGCCTAATTAAAAGAGGTTTGGGGTGATATTTCCTACAAGCTTCTTATTTCATTTATGACTTCAAGGAGGATGATACATGGAAATGGAACCCTGGCTGCAAACGCTATTAACCATTTTGGGGACGATACTTGCTTCTTCTGGATTTTGGGCATACATCCAAGAGCGAAGCAAACGAAAAGCTGCTGAAAATAAGCAAAACAATCTCGAAACGCAAATGCTCATTGGTCTGGCTCATGATCGCATTATCTATCTCGGTATGGTCTATATCGAAAGGGGCTACATTACACAGGACGAGTACGAAAATCTGTACGAATACCTGTATAAGCCTTATGAAAAATTAGGCGGTAACGGTTCAGCTAAGCGAATCATGACAGAAGTCGACCAACTTGCGATTCATAAATCAACTTACAATGCTTGAATTGGAGGTGAGATTATGAGTTATTCTGTTTCTGGCACAATGATTACTTTGACTCGGGGCGATACTTTTTCGGCACTTATCACGATCACCGATCTAAATGACAATCAGTATATTCCCATGAATGGCGATCGTATTCGGTTTGCCATGAAGAATGACTATAATGATGAAACGCCTCTTCTTATCAAGGAGATTCCGATCGATACAATGATCTTGACTCTTGACCCGGAAGATACAAAACATCTTGCCTTCGGAAAGTACGTCTATGACATCGAATTAACGAAGGCCACAGGAGAAGTTGATACTTTCATCACAAAAGCAATTCTTAAGCTAACGGAAGAGGTGCATTGACATGAATAGTATAAAAGCGTTTGAGTGCCTTACTGGTCATATCTCGGGACTATGCACATTATCTGGTAAATTAACTTGCTTTGGAAGCTTGTCTGGCAAGCTGTCTGCTGTGATAGATTTCAATGCCTATTCTGGAGAATATGAAGTGGTGCCTAACGCTTTTAACACTCAGGTCTTGCCAACAGCCAATAAAGTGCTTAAGAAAGATATCGTCGTTCAAAAAGTCCCATATTTCGAAACCAGTAACAACTATGATGGGGTTACGGTTTATATTGCAGAGGAGGTTAATCGAAATGCCTAACCAAAACATCAATAAGGTTATTTATGGCGGTCGTGTTCTAATCGACCTTACTGGCGACACCGTAGAGCCCAGTAAACTTCTCGCCGGATCTAAAGCTCACGACAAGAGTGGAGCTCAAATTGAAGGCGCTTGCACATTTGATGTTGATTCTACGGATGCCACTGCTGTCGCCGCTGAAATCTTGTTCGGAAAGACTGCGTATGTAAGTGGTAATAAGCTAACTGGCACAATGAAAAACAATGGTGCCGTTACTAAGAAGATCACCACCAGAGACGAGGAGGTTACAATTCCTCAGGGTTTCCACGATGGCAGCGGTAAAGTGGGGATCGACGCAACCGAAAAAGACAAGTTGATTGCTAATAATATTCGAGAGGGTGTAACTATCCTCGGTGTTGAGGGTACAATGTCCGGATCGGAAAATATGAAACCGCAGGCTAAGACAGTTACACCGTCCACCGCGAAGCAGACGATTCTGCCTGATACAGAGTATAACTGTTTGTCTCAGGTAGAAGTTGAAGCAATTCCTTATGTGGAAGCAGATAATCCTGCTGGAGGAGTGACGGTAACGATTGCGGGGTGAGAATAAATGGCTGTAAATAAGGTCGTTTACAATCGCCGGACACTAATCGATCTGACCGCCGATACAGTCAGCAAAGAGACTCTTAAAAAGGGATTTACAGCTCATCAAGCCGATGGTACAATGATTACTGGTGAGTTTATTGGCGATGATTACGATGAAATCGACCGAATTCTTACAGCCGGTTTAACAGATGGCTATAAACATTTTTCGGACGATGGTACAATCATCAGCACGATTGATTCACAGGGTCGAACGCTGGTTAAGACTTTTTCAAATGACTTTTTGATCTGCACCACGGTTCTGACTGATCCGGACGGGAATGAACTTGGTCGTACTGTGAAGTCTTTTTCTGACAATAGCAGCACGATTATTACTACCGACTCTAAAGGACAGAAGCTCGTTAAGAAGTTTTCGAACAACATGCTTAACATGGAAGCGGTTCTTACAGATGCTGCTGGTAAGAAGCTTGCCTGTCTTACAAAGGGCTTTTCCGCAGACGGGAAGGACATCACTTCGACCGTAGTTTATGGGAAATAAGATGTAATTTGACGCTGTTGCGTGTAGGTTAGTTCTGCATTATTCCTATACTTTGGCTAAAAAAGCCAGGAAATACGGGATATTTTGCTTCTATAATAGAAACTTACCACGGTCTAACCACTTCTAAACCCCTGTAATTACGCTGTTTTCAAAGTGGTTAGAAGTGGGTAAATGCCGAGAAATGTAGGTAACTCGTGCATTATTTCTACACTACTCATACATCTATATTCCTACACAAAGTCAGCCTCCTCGTTGTGCTGAGTGCCTTTGTTGATGCTCCCACTTCGGGGAGGCTTTTCTTTGTTTTTACAAGCTATTTTATTTTTTCAATTTCATCTTTCAACCACTCAAATTCTCTCTGGGTATAAACCTTTTCAGTGATGTCAGAGATCTTGTGACCAACTATATATTTGATTGCGTACTCGTCAACGCCGTACTTCTTTGCCATCGTCACAAAGTGTTTGCGACCATCATGCGGTCTATGCTCGGGGTTCAAATTCAATTCATCTCGAATCATACTGAAGCCTTTTTGGTATCGAGCATAAGTGAGTGCAGTGTTTTTACTGCGAGCATTCGGATTAACATAGTTGAGCAGATGCAGACTTCCAAGTTCCTGAGCCTCTTTATATTTTCGCTCAACCAAATGACGAATCTTCGAGTGAATTGGAACCACACGATCTGTACCGGCATCTGTTTTGATACCGCCTCGGAAAGTCCAGTTTTCCAAATCTACATTTTTTAATTCAAGCAAACCAAGTTCTTGGGGTCTCCAACCAGAATAACACTGAATGAGCAGGACATCTACAAGCATTTTATCATCAGCGTGTTTCCAAAGCAAGTCCATCTCTTCGTCCGTAAAAGGAATATGCTCATTCTTAACTGTGACGATTTCTTTGATGGTTTCCTCACTGAGGTTAAAAGTTCGTGAATAGTTCCGGTCAACAAGCTCGTACTCCAAGGCATAATCCAACATCAAGTTAAACAAAGACTTAATCTGGTTCTTCATGGATGCACTTGGTGTCTTCTCTTCACCTCGAACCTTCGATATGCCTTCGTCCATACAACCTTTTACATGACGAGCGCGGACATCTTTGACTCGCATATCATACACGGCCGAGCAATACCCCCATGCTGAAGCTACCGAACGAGTGTTTTTAACTGTCTTCTCGTATTCGGCAAGCCATTTCTCATAAAGCTCTTTCATAGTGATAGATGGTTCAAGGTCGTAAGGGTTCTTATTGTACTCGACAAGAGCAGCGTAGGCATCGTTGTATGTTGGAAAGTATGACTCTGGTTTAAGAGGTTTGCAGATAGGCCGTCCGTTCGAATCCTTTCCGACACTTATCATAGCTCGAAATGGGTTGCGGAGATTCCGATTCTTGATCTCACTGATCTGCCCGAAACCATTTGGCAGCCTACGGCGTTTGTTGTTCTTATTCCGAGTTTTTCTCGGTTTTATATTTGGTTGCAATGGAAACCCACAGTGAGGACAAGAAACTGCTTTGTCACTTACTTGTAATTCACATTCAGGGCATTTTATCAACACTATTATCACCTTCCCCATTGATTTGCTATTAGTAATCATATATTATAAGTGTAGGAATGTCAACTCCTACACCGAACTTTTTTAATCAGAGAAAAGAGAAAGCATATATGATTAGTGATAACCAATCAATCTGCCCAAAGTGCGGAGGGCAGCTTAAATACTACGATCATGTTCAAAGATTGGTACGGACGAAATTCGGCAACAAAAAATGGGTAGCCATCAGAAGACTTCGGTGCTGTAACTGCCATGCAGTTCACCGGGAGCTTCCTGACTTTATGTTTCCATATAAACAGTATGAAGCGGACATTATTATCGGCGTTCTTGAAGGTCTTATTACTTGTGAGACTTTAGGGTTTGAAGATTATCCTTGCGAAATGACAATGATTCGTTGGCGCTTGTTTCCACCGAGGTTGTTTTTACTAACAGCCGTTCCTAACCTAAAATAGCGGTTGAAAGGAGGCAAACGCCAATGGAAGAAATTATATTTGCATCGGGGTCTGTCCCGGTGGCAGTTGCAGCACGAGTCTACGGGAAAGACGCATCCTGGATTCGAGCAGGCATCGTATCTGGGTGGCTACCAATCGGAAAAGCTACTCGGAGTGGAAAGCTCGTTACGAACTTGGAGGAAATGAACTCTAAATATGGGCGCATCAACTTTTATATTTCGCCTAAGCTCCTCTGGCAGGAGACCGGCTATGTATGGAGAGGTGAACGCGCATGAGTACATTGATACGACCGGAACTTTCCGAGACCAACCGTTACTGGATCGAGAAACACCGCTATTACGAATTGAAGCATTTCTGTTTGCAGTACCCATTGTGGCGTCACGCGTACAATTCGTTGACAGATTATCCGGGTTCTTGGCCGCAGTTAGTACCACCCTGCAAAACAAATGTTGTCAGTGACCCAGTCACCAAGCATATTGACGAGAGGCTGTACTATGCCGACCGCATGAAAATGGTGGAACAGGTAGCAAAAGAAACGGATGAGGAGCTTTCGTGTTATATTTTGGAAGCCATAACGGAGGGGATCTCGTATGACCATTTGAAAGCCAGAACCGGTATTCCATGCTGTAAGGATGTTTACTATGACTTGTACAGACGGTTTTTCTGGCTGCTAAGTAAGGAGAGACAGTGATGAAGATCGTGGATATTGCAGTGAAAAAGGTCTATCGCTTCAACTGCCCGAATTGCCAAAGCAGACTTGAAGCTGATAGCAGCGAGCTGACAGACATCGGAGGTAAGGTAAGCAAGTTCTATTGCCCTGTATGCCGCAAAGACCGGTACATAACTTGGTCTGACTTACGGAAGAAGATCGTCTACGAGGGTTCGCAGGAATAACAAACTCCTTTATGGAGAAATGAGAGCTGATGCGCTATAGCATTGGCTCTTTCTTTTTCTAACTTAGATTAAAACCCGGACGGAGGTGACAGGTATCTGTGTTAAATTAGTATCTGGAAAAATTCCCGGGTTGAAATTTTTGAAAAACAATTTGAAAGGAGATCGTTCATGGAAGTCATTTATGTGTTCATTGGAGTCCTGATTGGATTTGCCGTCTCATCTATCATTCGTCGAAAGCATCCTGTTGGTTTTCTGCGCATTGACAAGTCTGATCCAGATGGACCCTATCTTTTTCTTGAACTGAAAAAGAGCGTTAATGAAATCGTAACTCAAAAAACTATCCTATTGGAAGTGAAACGCGAAGACTTCATTCCGCACAAATAACACTTCCTTTTATGGAACCCTATTAAAACGAAAGGAGAAACGAATATGGGTGAAGAAAACAGAAGTTTGTTGGAAGAGGAGATCAGAGCCGAAATTAAACGCTTGGGATCTCTCGAATCCGGAAGTCAGGAGCATACCACGGCAGTGGATAGCTTGACAAAGCTGTACAAACTGAAGCTCGAAGAGGATAAGAATACCTATGAGCGTCTGGACAAGATCGAGAATCGTGAAATCGATCAGGAATCCAAGACGGCTCAAATGGCAGAGTCTGTCAAAGATCGATACTTCAGATTTGGTATGGCTGCTGCCGAGCTGGTGTTGCCATTGATGTTTTACGGCGTTTGGATGAGACGAGGTTTCAAGTTCGAACAGGACGGAACTTTCACCTCTCAGACATTCAGAGGTTTATTCAGTCGATTCAGACCGACTAAGAAATAAACCGGTTCCAAAAGCGGAGAGTTCGTGTATACAACATGTTCTCTTCGTTTTTTCTCCTGCTCGAAATTTACAAGGGCTATTGTGAGAGATGTAAAAGTGCTTTTTATCTCTTGATAAAATACTGATGGCAGCTATACTTAATAGTGCCACACAATATCAAGGAGGTAATTTGCAATGAGCTTTTTTAACGATGCGCAGAGAGACGGTTTACTTACTGGACGGTATATTTGCAGTGAATGCGGAGGACTGATGGAATTTGAAGACGAGTGGGAAGATACTTTAGTATGCCCTGCTTGCGGTCACTCCGTTGATTTGGAGCATTATGGCATGGAGAATGATGAAGAATATGATGCCTTATACCCGACCAGAGATCAGATCTGCGACGACTAATTAAGACTATTGGCAAAGGGGAAGGAGTCCTGACGAGGGCTCTTTCTCTTTTCTTTTTATAGGTGATGGATATGCGATACCATTTTGACAAACCGGAAATTTACTTGTCCTTGTATGGCGAGCGTTATATTTGTGAGCATCCGGTTTATAATAGCTGCACCCTATACAGAATTGAAGAAAAAGGTCTGGCAGTAATCCAGCAGCGGTTTGATGCTGAGTCAAAAAGCACATGGTGGAGTGAAGTTGACCCGTGGATTACTGATGCTTTATATTTGCACCCCGATTTTCGAAAATACTTTGAAATGAGGGCTGGGACTTGTACGGACGGGCTATATCCTACTGTAACGGTTCGCCAAATTATGTGGGCATTAAAAATGAAGCCTATTCAGAAAGAACGATGGGAAACAGTCTTTGATAGACGGGATATTTAAGCGCAAAAAACGCATCTCCCTTTATGAAAAGCCATTAAATTTTGAAGGGAGATATGGATTATGAAAACACTAAAGAACAAGCTATATGCTGTAGTATTACTTATTTGTGGGTATTTACCGGTACTTATTGACAAAGATGCAACAGCATTAGTATTCTTTGCGTTTATCGCAGTACCACTGTTCTTTGCAAAAGAAAATTGGATTTATTGAGGATTGAGCCGCTAACAACGGCTCTTTTCTTTTCGCCAAAATTACAGCTCCTATTATGGAAAACGATGCTATTCGAAAGGAGTAAAGGAGCATGGACGAAATGAAAATTGGTTCTAAATTCACTACGAGCATTATCTCGAAACTGGCGAGTTTGGCAATCCGAAAGAAATTCGGTTATGATGTAAAACTGAATTTGAATGAGGTAAATGCCACGGTCGTTGATGGAAAGACACATGTTCATTTGGATATAGATGCCGATCTTGAGAAAGATGAACTGACTAAAATCCTGAAAAGTATTGGTTTGTAAAACCGGAAAAGAGCTGCTAACAACGGCTCTTTTCTTTTTACCGCGCGAAAATTACAAGCCTTATTATGAGAGACGGGTTAGCTCAGTTGGTAGAGCGCCACACTTCCGTGGAGGTCATCGGTTCGAGTCCGATACAGTCTCTTTTACTTTTTATTTTCGCATGAAAGGAGAAAGACATGAGCATCGATCAGCTTGATCTAATCTTGTATGACATGTACCGCATGGACGCTTGGCTGCCGCCGTTGTTTGGTAAATGGACTGAAGATTATAAAAAAGCGAGTTACTCACAATGGGCTGTCGACGAGCTCAGGGATTTTATCGCCGAACACATTTACCCTCGAAGAGAAGGGTCCATCGATGAATTCTGTAAGCTCACGCATGAATTCATGATGAAGACCGCTAAGTATGCAAGGGTAAATCCGAACACAAGTCTTATGTTTCAGTCTGCCAGTGAAATGGCAGCGAACATTTTAGACCTTTTGCGGGCAATGAAATAATAAACATGAAAGGAGAAAAGACATGAGTAAAAACCAAGCAATTAAAAAGTTGCTACATAAGTCAGGGCTTTGTATCAGGAAATACTCACCTGTTGCTTTATCTTGTGTAGCATCCGTTGGGGTTGTGGTTACAGCAATCGCAGCAGCCAAAGCAACCCCACGAGCAGTAGCATCGGTTTATGCAGATAGCCGCAAAAAGCATGACGGTGATCCATATGCATATACCAAGAAAGAGGCGTTTATCGCTGCATGGAAATGTTATATTCCGGCAGTAGCATTTGGAGCTTCTACCATCGCTTGCATTATGGGTGCAAACGCACTAAACCGGCGACAACAGGCAGCACTAACAAGTGCATATGCGCTAGTCCAAAATTCTTATAAAGAGTATAAGGACAAGCTGAAAGAGCTCTATGGCGAGGAGGCTCATAATGCCATCATAGACTCTATAGCCAAAGAAAAGTGCAAGGATATCAGTATCTCTGCTAATGGAGGGTGGTACGATTCTTCCCTCGATTTTGGAGAAGGTATGGAACCAGAAGTCTCCCGCACTTTCTACGACAGCTTTTCGCAGAGGTATTTTGAGTCAACCATCGAGAAGGTTATCCAAGCCGAGTATCATTTGAACCGTAATTTCATGTTTGCAGGAGTTATTCCGCTTAATGACTTTTATGAGTTTCTTGGGCTTGAAAAAACGGAGCTTGGAGATGCCGTAGGATGGTCAAGCTGCAATGGTGATATTTATTGGATTGACTTTAATCATCACCGGCTCACTTTGGATGACGGCATGGAGATCTATGTCATCGACATGGTTTTTGAGCCGACAGCTGAGTGGATGGAAGATCTGTAAGTTCGCAAAAAATACATTTCGCTTTATGAAAACGAAAAGGAGGTTTCGCTTTATGAATAATGCAAAATTGATTAAAATCCTGGGTCTTGTCGCCACAGCAGTAGGTATGGGAGCTACACTCCTCACCGACTGGGTGAACGAGAAGAAGATGGAAGAGAAAATTGATGAATGCATCAATGAAAAGCTTGCCGCACTTAGCGATGATGAAGAAGATGAGGAGTCCTAACAAGGGCTCTTCCTCTTTATCTGAACGATATGTGTGACGCAAACACTGCTGTTTCGATTATTCAACGATATGTCGATGAGCATCTATTCAGTCCATCCTTCACATGGCCAAAGTATGAATTTCGAAAAAGGTCATATCAGCAATGGGCTGCATATGAAATCTGTGATCGAATTCTGAACAAACCTTTCGATGATCCGATCATCGTCATTGAAAATTTCATGTTCGAGATGGCTATGTATGCTTGTTACGGCGAGGATGAGCAGCGTAGCTTTATATTTCAGAATGCAGTCGAAACAGCCGAGGAATTAAGTCTACTATTTGTTTAACCGAAAGGAGAAAGTCATGCCTAAACAAAGTTTAGCAAGCATTGCCAAGAGTGTACGGACGGCAATGAAAAAACATAGTCCTGAAATTCTCACCGGTATTGGAATTGCCGGTATGATTACCACCACTGTTATGGCGGTAAAAGCAACTCCCAAAGCTCTGATTCTGCTTGAAGAGAAAAAAGATGAGCTGGATACGGACAGGCTTGAGCCGAAGGACATCATCAAGACGGCTTGGCCTTGTTATATTCCGGCTGCCGTTGTAGGCTCCATCTCTGTCTTCTGCCTGATTGGGGCAAGCTCGACTAATCTTCGTCGGAATGCTGCTCTGGCAACGGCGTATACCCTTTCGGAGTCTACTCTGAAGGAGTACCAGGAAAAAGTCGTTGAAACGATTGGCGAGAAAAAAGAACAGTCCATTCGAGACTCTGTGTCAAAGGACAAGATGGTGAAGAACCCTGTTCGAGAGGTTATCCTCACTGAAAACGGTGGTAATACGATCTGTTATGATGTCTTATCCGGACGATATTTCAAGTCTGACAGGGATAAGATTACCAGAGTCATGAACGAACTGAATCGTCAAATGCGTGATGAAATGTATGTCACACTGAACGATTTCTATTACGAACTCGGTTTGGACGGGACAAAGATGGGCGATATGCTCGGATGGAACATTGATAAAGGTTATATCGACCTTGCGTTCTCGTCTCAGCTGGACGCAAATGGTACTCCATGCCTGGTGATTGATTATCAGGTAGCTCCCGTTTACGACTATCAGTAAACTGCCGCGCGAAAATTACAACTTATTTAATGGAAGAACATTCCACAATTTCACACATTTGAAAGGAGATTTCACAATGAACAACAATGAGATTATGAACAACGAGGTCGTTGAAGCTACCGAAGAGGTTATCGAGAACGCTGGTTTGAGCAAGGGCGTAAAGATTGCTGCGGGTATCGGCTTGAGCGTAGTTGTAGGCGTGGTCGTCTACAAGTATGTGGCAAAGCCGGTGATCGCAAACATCAAAGCCCAGATCGAGCAGAAGAAGATGGCTGCTGAGGAGAAGACGGTTATCTTGGAAGAATCTGACGCTGTCGTTGAAGACAACTGAAAATGCGAATTTGAGAAGTTCGGATAAGGGAGAGTACCTGTAACAGGGTGCTTTCCCTTTTTCTTTATCTCTCGAAAGGAGGAAAATTATGCAGCAGTACCAATATGACGGTCCGGTTATGCGATTTGATGATTGTGTTCAACATCGCTGGAAGGCAACTACTGTTGCTCCGACGGAAGCGAAAGCGAAGAGCAATCTCGCCTATCGATATAAAAAAGAAAACGGTTTAATGCCGAACACCAAAATTACTCTGCCCGGTAAGCTGATTCCGGCATAAGAAAGGAGATCACCCAGTGGAAGATTACAAATCTAATTCTGATAAAGCTCGTCAGGAGCAGCAGTCAGAAAAGAAAGTTGAGGCGGTTATTACCGGGGCTGCAAAAACTCGAAAGAAAGGCGAGATGCAAAAATTTGCAGATGTCTTTATTGCTGAGGATGCAAATAATGTCAAATCTTATATTTTGATGGAGGTCATTGTACCTGCTGTCAAGAAAGCGATTTCTGACATTGTCACTACCGGTATCGATATGATCCTGTACGGCGAGGCGGGTCGAAGTAAGAAAAACGGAACGGCATCTAAGGTGTCTTACCGAAACTATTACGAACAGGGTTCGGATAGAGTGCGTGCCGGTTCTGTCGGCAATAGACGCAATACGCCTGATTATGATGATATTCTCTTCGACACTCGTGGAGATGCAGAAGCAGTTCTCGATGCGATGAATGATATTATCAGTCAGTACGGAACGGTGAGCGTGTCCGATTTCTATGATCTCGCTCGTGTTCCCAATGATAATTTCACCATGAACCGCTATGGTTGGACAAATATTGGCGGTGCAACTGCGGTACGAGTTCGAGACGGTTATATTTTGAAACTGCCTCGTGCTATCCCGCTGAATTGAAAGGAGAAAATGTAATGCTTGAATGCAAAATTTGTGGCACTAAGTTCAACGCTATCGTTGAAAGACATTATATTGCCCGTGATAACGGAAAGACTGGACTGGCAGTTGCCTTTGGTTATACTTCCGAGGAGGGTTTGTACGATGCCTTTGACTGCCCGATGTGTGGCTGTCAGGTAATCGCCAAGGAGCGTAAGCGGGATTATATTCCGTTTATTTCTACCGATAAGGAGGATGAAGATGATGAACAGATCTGAGACTCTTGATAAGGCAAAGGCTTGTGTATGCGGTCAGAGGGAAAACGAATATGGCTCTCCCGAAGATAACTTTACTGCTATTGCAGGCTTTTGGAGCGTCTATAAGGGCGTTGAGTTTACTGCAAACGATGTCGCCATGATGATGGCACTTCTTAAGATCGCACGAATCAGGACAGGAACGGCTACGAACGACAGTTATGTCGATTTGGCTGGATATGCTGCCTGCGGTGCTGAAATCAATTCTAAAAACTGAAAAGGAGAATAACAAACCATGAAAAATAAGACTGAAATTATGAAGAGCGTGAACGGCGTGGCTTCCAAGGCCGTTATGAAGCTCAAGAAGCACAGCCCCGAGATTCTCGTTGTGGCCGGTATTGCCGGTACGGTCGTAAGTGCCGTTCTCGCTTGCAAGGCTACCACTAAGGTGGCAGAGATTCTCGACGAGACTAAGGGCACTCTTGATACCATCCATGAAGGTATGGAGACCGGTGCAATCAACGGTCATGAGTACACGACCGAAGACGGCAAGAAGGACACGGTCGTAGTCTATGCCCAGACTGGTGTAAAGCTCGCTAAGCTTTATGGTCCTGCC